ACCTTTTTGCTAATTCTTTTACAGATACAGAAGGAATATAATTCTCGTCTTTAAATACATCTTTGGCTACAATTGAAGCCCTTTCCTTCTCTGGGTACGCTTCATATGGCGTATTCCATTTATATAACCATACGATGTATTCTATTTCCTTCAACGCCTATTCTTTATCTTTGGCAGTATTATAATGTTCCTTAAACGGCGGTACTGCTAAGTCTTCGGTGTTGAGTTTTATTTTACTTCCTTGTATATCAAACATATTTAATTATATTATGCTACTACTGTACCGTTAGCATCAACCCACTTGTTATCTTTACCAAACCACAATGGCTTATTCTTTACTGTATCAAAGAACATTTGACCAAGTACTGGATTTGCTGGTCTAGTTGCAGCAGGAGTTTGTGGTAAAACATCTTGTACTTTTCTACCGTCGGCAAGATACATATCTCCATTTACCCTAATATCTAATGCATTACTTCTCACTGTATCAGACTATCCATTACCTATTGTAAACAATGAAGATTGTTTAGCTTGATTCGCATCTTTTACAATAGTATTATAAGTACCGTCACCAACTGTATTTGAAAACGCGCCAAATACAGCTGCATAATTTACATTAGATTTATTATTATTTCCAGTTATAAACTATGCATTTTTGTAAGACTTATTATTTGCACCAGATATAAAAGACCCGTTGACGTCTGCACCTATGAAGTTAGAAAATCCAAATGTTGCTGAATATTTCGTTTTTTCTGCAATATTCTATGTACCAACTGCAATACTATTAGTATAATTTCCACGATTCTCACCAGCAAGTATTGAGCACTTACCATCATTACTAGTTGTAAATAAAGAAATAACACCAGGTTTTGTTAATCCACATTCTATTGCATTTGTGATTATTACATTATCATCAGAATTAACATCGAATGTTACTTTCTTTAATGTAGACTTTGAAAATTTTTCACCTTCTAGTTTTAATCCATTGGCATATTTTCCAACAATCATATATACATCATAAGACTTCAAATATTTATACACTGAACTGGTACTATTATACGCAGTAACTGCGATGTCACCACTTACCGACTTTATTTTAAGTATATATGCATTTGCTATTATTAAATTCTGTTCACCATTATTTAAAATGCCAAATCCACAAAGTATAGATGTGTTACCCAAAGATGCAATATTATATCCAGAAATAATATCCGATGGACCAGAATATACATTAGCGTTTGATTTTATTGTAGTCAGTGTTATTGCTGCATTATTTATATTTTCTGTCTTATTATCTGCGGAATAAGATTGCGATATAACGCTGTCTACTAATGAATTAGACGTACCACCACCAACATTTAAAGATTTTATTTGATTTGCATCTAATATTGTACCAGGCTCATAGCCATTTTCTGGATTACCTAAAACTATTTGTGGTGTTATTGCATATTTTAATCCACCACCTGAAATTACTGTGCTGTTTAATTTTACTGTTTCCATTAATTATAATAATTTTTAGTTATGTTGTTATCTAATAGAGTTTTTGGATTTTCATGTATTGCATTAGCACCATAGTTCATAAATACTTCTCCGTACTCTAATTTATTATGTCCAGCTGAAACATATCTATTTGGTGTAAATACTTGTGCAAATTTAACACGCCCTGGACTTACAAATGGTGTACTACCACAGAAAGCACCTCTTATATAAGATAACTGATTAAACCCATAGAATACACCACTTATCTATACTGGTTGAGATGAGTTACTTGTAACATAATGACAATATGCAAATGCAAACCCAATGTCTCCTAATATAGATTTATTTATATCCTATATAGCAGAAAGATTAGTTCCTAGATACAATGTTATGCCATTAAATGTATTTCTAAGAGTTGTTATATTAGGACAATATTTAAACAAGCTCTTTGGTATTGTGTAATTTGTAGTACCATCTGATAAAGTATATGTAGACAAATATGTACAATTATAAAACATTCCAGTTATATTTTTTGTATAACCATTAAATGGTAACAATAATACTGGTGGAATACGTCCGAATAATCCGCCTCTATCTTGAACATTATAACCATATCCACAACCGTAAAATATATTCTATATCTCAGCATCACCATTACAATATCTAAATAAATCTGGTGCACAACAATAATTTAGTGTACCACTTAATATAGTATTATCTCTTGTGATTACAGAAGATACTAAGTTCTCATCGTGTTCATCATCTCCATCATGCACCCCAGTCTTCTTATGTACACCATCATAACTCCACATTATTGTGTTGTTTACAGTATCAGGTTGAGCTTTCTAGAATTTACCATTTATAAATAATATGTTGTATGGTTGGTATGTATGGTTTTGAATTTCCTCTGGACTGTTATTAACATAAGGTTGTATATAATTGTACTAAAATAGATTATTAGCAAAGTTTATCTTTGAGTTCGGTTTTTTTGTAGTAATTGTAGTTTTAAAATATACAACACCTTCTGGGTTCTATATCACAGTACTATCTTTACTCCACTCTATTGTTTCGCCTGTCTATTTATATTTAAATATGTCACCGTTCTTATGTGTTATTGTTACAGTTGTTGTTGAAACACCATTTGATGTAGATGTTTCTGATTCAATTTTACCATCAACGATTCCATAATATGTCTATGTAACATCCGTTTCACCGTGATATAATAACTTATATGGTATGTGACTTTTTATCCGCTATTGATATGAAGAATTTGCAAACAAATAAGATACCTAATTTAACAAAGTACAATTTGCAAACGAGTTCCCAGTAAGCTTATAATCAAACTTTAAATCTGAGAACAAACCATATACATCAGTTAACTATGGATTATTTATAAATAAATTACCAGGTAATTCTGGAATAGATATTAGATTTTCTGCTGTTGAATTACTGAACAAATATCGTACAACATTTAACTTTTTACAATCTTTAAATATATTTTCTGGAAAACCTTCAACAATACGCTTTTTATAGCCATCTCCAAACATTGTTATATTGTTGATGGTGCTTCTATTATTAAAATGCGTAAGGTTGGTAAAACCTTCAAATAACTGATTTGTAATTGGGAAATCAACAGATGTTGTACCTTTGCCTAAGCATGCAAATGCAGATATAACTGATACATGTTGTGGATGCTTGAACATATTCTTAAAAGATATGTTTCCTTTTCCATAACTTGAAATAAAAGCATCAGATACAGAATTTACTGGATTTTCAAAAGTTATTGTATCATAATCTATAAAACATGCGTTAAAGCAACTAGTATAATTCTTTGTTAATAAATTCTTGGTAAACATTGTAAGATTTCCTCTATCAGCACCGCCAGTTTTTGATAATTCTAAATCTCCATTGGCGTCTTTATTATCAAAGTCTACAAATCCTGCATTGTTTACATCTTCAACGATGATTGAATTTTTATGATTAAAAAATCCAGTAAATGAATTTATTTTATAATTCTTAGATGAATGTCTAAACATAAATCTATCGAACATGCCGTGGAATCCATTTGCCCAACAATCTATATTTGTCAAACTATCTATAAGTGGACTAAACAGACCGTTGTCTTTCGTAACATTGTTTTCATCGTGTTCTGGTGAGAATATTCTAATGTTTTTATAACATCCCCATAGAATATCACGAATATCCCAAACGCCAGTTGCGAAATGATACATATAACGATTTGGACTATTATCCACAGTAGCTGTACGTTCAAAGTTTACCTTTGACTAAAAGAACATACCACGTAAACTCTTCATCTGTCCTAAGTTTGATAATGCGTAGTATACATCAAATACTGTACATGCGGTTTCTCTAAACATATAATCACACGCAGCAGTTCCAAATGTTATATTAGTTACACCATCACCACTTTGCCACGGCATCTTCCAATTCAATGGAGGCTGTTTACCTTTACTATCTGGATTAGTTATTTCGTATGGCATAAGAACTCTACCGTCTGTGTCTACAACAGATTTGTTCATAAATTTAACAGTAGATACATCTGAACCATGTAGTGAGAATTTATTCAGCAGATAAAACGTTCTTGTTGATGCAATTACTATATTACCATATAAACGCTTTAAATTGGCACAGCCTTGGAATTGCTAAGTTAAAGTAATAGGTTTATCTTTATCATTAGCAAACTGTATGTATTCTACTGTACTATTTTGGCTAATATTGAATGTTTGTAAACCTGTAAACTTACTAAGATTTAATATATCTTTGCTAGATGGACTTCCTTTTATTGCACTACCGTTTAGGTATAAGTTTGCAATATTAGCTTCATTACAGTTGTCGATAGTAACATATTTCAACTTAGAGTTTGAAGATAAATCTATACTGGTAAGTGCTCGCAAATCAGATAGTGTAACATAATTTGTATTAGAATCACCAATCAATGCTTGGTTGTTTATTATTCTTACACTATCTAACCTAGGACAGTTTTCAATAGCAATTTGTGTTAAGTTTACATTATTTGCTATTGTTAAATTAGTAAGATTTTTACAGTTTATAATCTATACCTTTTGTAAGTTATTATAACCAGACAAGTCCAAAGATGTATAACCATCGCAATCTTCTATATAAACCGTCTATAAATTGTTACATCCTGTCAAGTCAATCTGTTTTAGATATGGTTGATGTCTCAAATCCAACTCATTTATGTTAGACCTTTGTATCTATAATGTTTTCAAAGGTACGTTGGTCGGTATGTATATGTTTGTAATACATTTACTACCAGATATATTTATATCAGTAAGTTTAGTAAACTTTGTAAATGCGTGTGGAGTTTTGCTGTTTTGTTCTATATCTAAAACAAATGTTTTCGTGGGGTCTAAGCACTGTGTATTAGAAAAGTCCATAGTTCTAATCTAAGACCGTATGTCTTTTCTAAATACATCTAATTTAAAGTCTGGGCTAAAATGTTTGTTGCCACTCAAATCTATTTCATGTAATGCTGGGAATCCTAATGCATCTATTGTATTTTGTGCTTCTGTTGCAGCTAATATAGATACCTACATACTTGATAACTTATTGTTAGCATTACCAAGCTTTATGAAGTTATTTGAATTAGTAATGTTCCAGTTATATGGACCACCATATTTAATGTTGCCAACGTTTACAAACGTTTCTTTATTGTCCTATAAGAAATAGAAAGCGGTAACTGTATCGCCAATACTTATCTTTGATATTATTGGACAGTTTGTTGTTACTGGGAATACCTGTTGATTTGTACCCATTATACTGTTACCAGTAGATACATCTGCATTTGATTTAAATGTAATAGATTGTTGTTGCTTTGCAGTATCGCGCCACTTAAATAAGCTATCTAAGAATATAGTATGCTTCTTCAACCAATTTCTACTATGTGCAATCTTACGACCATGTAGCTTAGTCATATCTTTTGTATTACTAATTTGGTCGTTAGTGAATTGTAATAGATATTTTAGCTTATAGTCATAATTAAATATCAATGAACCACAATCTGATGTTTGCTTATCAAAGTATTCATCAATGAAATAATTCGTAAATGTATCATATCCTTTTGACTTAGCTAAATCTTCTGTAAACTTTCTAAAATCATACCAATATTTTGTATATAGTGAGTTTACATCTTCTCCAAATACTGCCCTACTAAACGATGTGTCTAATGACAACCACAGCTTGTTTGTATTTGCAGATACTGTTTTTCTAGATATAGCTTCGTCGAAATTAAATGTTTCTGATACATACTACAATCCATTTTGTGCATTTGCAACAGTGCCCTTATTCGTTAGATACTTAATCCACACATCTGGTGTAATAGACAACTAACCTTGGTTATCACCGCTCATAGAACAGTCTAGGTCATAAAAGTCAGTAAGGTATTTGTTTCCATCCCAAGACCTATATGTTGAGTTCTTTCCAAAGTTATCAACTAATCCAAAGAAGTTTGCAATGATGAAGTATTTCATTGCACTTTCTACATTGAATCNACTCATAGAGCAGTCTAGGTCATAAAAATCAGTAAGATATTTATTTCCATCCCAAGACCTATATGTTGAGTTCTTTCCGAAGTTATCAACCAGTCCAAAGAAGTTTGCAATTATGAAGTACTTCATTGCACTTTCTACATTGAATCCTAGGTTCTCAGCACTTACTGCATTGGAATCAATTTCAATATCTTGTTTCTAACCAGTCTTATAATAGTTATTAAAGTTATCAACTGAGTATAAATCATAAGACCCTGCAATATAGTTTTTAGAAATCGTACCAATAGAGTCACTACTATAACAGCGTTCTATTGGGAAGCGCATTATGTTCTTTATAAATTGTACGAATCCTGGATAATCGCTAACCTATTTGTTTGACGGGTATCTAACATCAAATCTACGATTTAAGATTTCTCTATCGCTTTGCCAGAAATCACCATTTGAAGTATTTATGCCTTCTGGTAATGTATCTTTTACATTTGCAAAATCACTTAGAGATACAGTATCTTTAATTTCTATCCAGTTTGCATTTGGTGTATCTTCTTCTATGTATTTTACTTTATCTTTATAAAATGGGAATGTAGTTACCTCAAATACATTATCGCCTTCATCTACGATTTTATTTACTTTCTTAAATCCTAAGTTTCTATATGCATTACGACCTAAATTAAATGAATATATTCCAAGTGGTGTAGTAGATACTTTATTTTGCGCATCTGTATAGAATTTCATTATTAAGAATACAGGGAAACCTTCTACTGTGTGTTTAAGCGTAGCCGTCTTTTGCTGTTTCTTAACATAATCAGACTCATATACATTGTCTACTGCTTTTTTATCGAATGGGAAATATTCAGATGTACCAATTCTACCAAGTGCACTATTTATAAATGAACCGATAGAAGCATTACTAGCATGAGAGCTGTCTACAACGTCAGCTTTAAGTGTATATGTCTGTTCTGGAAACCATGTAGATTTTGGTACAAATGTTGTTGTATCAGGTACAGTTATATTTACGTTCTTAACTGCGTCTGCTAGCGTTGAAGTACCTTGTAGTTCAATTGTGACGCCATTGATTGTTTTAATACTAGTATCAATACCTGTCTTATCTTGTTTATTAATGCCAACTGGGTCCCAGTATTGTATAACTTTATTTGTAGTAGCAGTCAATGTTGTAGATGATGCTGACTATTGTTTTACAAACTAATCGAACGTCCAAGATGAATCGTTACTAACATCAATCAATACAATAGGTATGCCAATAAATGCAGCCTGTTCTTGTATGCTTTTACTGTTTAATCTACCATTAGAATCTAATAAGAAGTCTACATTATAACCAGTATGCTCATTATACAGGTACGATTTAATACTGCCATCAGACTTTCTTTCACAGAAGTTCTTTTTTAATTCTACCTATATTCTCGCATAATTTGGAGTTCCGTTTACATAATCAGTTGACACAATATTATTTATACTATCAACCATTATGTCGAACTCATTAAGTGCATATGTATATATATTCATATTATATATATCTACATCACACTTATTGTATATCACAGACTTTCCGTTCTTAATATATTGTCTAGCTCCTAAATATATAGTATCACCAAATACAATTGGAGTTGTTAGGTTTCTAATAGCTGACAATACTCCGTCCAAATACACCTTGACTACATATGATACACTATCTACATATCCAGTTGCTATTTGTGTACGTGTCGTCTACTTCTTACACGTAATTGTAATATCGTTTTCAGTATTATCTTCAAGCTATATTACATTTTCATTATTAATATAAATATTGTGTACATCAATAGATATACCATTAATCATAGCTCCAAGATTCTAGTCTGCAACAGAAGTATTACCAGAGAATAATATTGTTCTTTCATCATCTGGATGATAGTCTGCTTTATAATGTATATGAATTGTAAATTCGTCACCGCTTGATGATATGATGTCATTAAACTTATATTTTCTAGATTCTAATGAAATATCATCAAACTTAGCATATGCACCATTACTAATCCTGTAATATTGTACAGCAGAATCTAAAATAGATACTCGTGACCTAATGTTATTTTCCATTGTTCGTAACACAGAACCTATTTGGAATTGTGACTTGTAGTTTGTATTTGTAAATTCAAACATATCATCACCCACGTTCTATGCTCTGGCATGCAATGAAAATATTCTATTGTTTGTAATATTAGATGTGTCTGATAAATATGTAACTGATGATTTTATAAACTTAATGTAGTATGTCGTAGTTGCTGTCTTCTGTCCAGAAGTAACAGTTATCTTCAATGGTACTGTCTTATTTGCAACAGTCCAAGGTTTATTATTTACAGATATATAATCACTAACCTACCTACCAAATACACCATCAGCGTCTTGTCTAACAAGATTCCCGTCTATTTCTATATTATACTTATAAGATGTGTACTAACTTACATATGCTGTAAATACAACATTGACAGAACCATCCATACTAACTTCTGTTGGCTGTCCTTGTATTTTACTCATCACAGCAGATGATATTAGGATTTCTGACGACACGACCGTCATTGTAGATTTAATCGTCTTCTTTACAGATTGCGTTGTTTTATTCTGTAAAGTACATTCTACAACATAACTATCTATGTAATCTTCTGTCTATCCTATTAAGTCACTAAGTACAATAGATTTTAAAAACTAGTCGGTTGTAGCAATTACTAAGTCATACTCTTTTGTAATTGTATGTAATCTACCTATGAGCTTAATTGTCAACTTGTAGTTGCCAACAACACCTACACTATAATATAGCTTTAAAAAAGAAGTATTTAAACTAGTTAGTGTGCTTTGTATATCTTCGCATGACATTTCTATGTTGTTGTCAATAATAACACCAGACCACTGTGCAGAGCCGTATATACCCTTTTCATCATCTTCATAAGATGCAGATATATTCAGCTTTCCAGTATGATTTGATAATTGACTTACAACAGTATCATATGGTACAAACAGTATAGGATTTGACGCATTAGCTACTGAACTATATATCTATGTACTACCTATACGGGCTATTACATTCCACCCTTTATTGTATTTTACACTTAAATCTGACAGCTTTATCTGTAAACCACCTTGGTCCATTATTATTTGTGAACCAGTTGGTTTATCATTTACAGTAATAGTTGTATTTACTTCTGTATCACCAGGTGTTGTTCCACCTCCACCACTACCAGAGCCTCCACCTCCATGTAGTGCGAGCCATGATATATTTCCTTGTGCGACAGTTAAATCATCTTTTAATCTTTCCATCGCAGTATCAACAGAGATTATGTTTTCTCCGTCTTTTAAGAACTTAGGGTTTGTTGTACCGATACCTTTTGCATCATTACTTGCTACAATATCCCAAGTTCTTTTTGATTCATTATATTTCTTTATATTATTCATTGTAAGAAAGATTATAAGGTGATTGTGTATTTGTCCTACGTGGTTATATTATATGCAGATAAATCTTGTGGTAATGATTCTTTTAATGTCATTGCTACTGCTGATAGATTATCTAATTGTTTATTCATGTCATACTTTGCAGTATTCTTATCTTCATTTACCGTCCAAACACCTTTTATTTGTTTAGCAGTAATGTCTATTTTACTATCCGACATTTCATATACTATGTACATTGGATAATGTTGCTTAACATTTTCCTTAGGTGTTACTTCACTAGTTTTAGCTTTAAAGTATGCTAACAACCAAGGTATTTGATAATCTGGTCCAGATGGCTGTTCTTTATTTGAAACTAGCTTCCAACCTGTTGCCTATGACATAACATATGTTGGTGCATTGATTTTATCTACTATTTCAAATCTTGCAAATTGTAACCAATCGTTATTTATATCTGATGCTTTTGTTACCTAAATTACTGGTTTTCTAGAAACGCCTTCTGTTACTTCGCCCATGAACTCAACGGCTGTATTTTGCCTGTTATTCTATATATAATCAGCTGGTGCATCATATATTGGTTTACTTATACTATAAGTATGTTTATGACCACCAAATACTAACCTGATTCCATACTTCTTAAACAATCTAGAAAACCTATACGTACCATTGTTGTTTAGCGTATTTAAGTGTGAACCACTACGTCCTTTTACGCCATTCATGAAATCCCAAGTTACAATAGTAAATGGCATTTCGTGCATATAACAAAGTGTATTTTTACAGTCAGTCGGATTCTCTACGCCATAGTATATCTACAAATCTTTCTTTAACCAATCTTCAATTTTAGCGTTCATTGTTTTAGCAAATGTAGCATCACCAGAGTTTGTACTAATATTCCAATCATCTGTATACACCTTGCTAGTAGCTACTGCATTTTCTGAGTTGATAGATATAAAATGGAATTTTCCATAATTAAACGAATATGTAGAATACATTAAACATTTCTTCCCATTCCATGTTAGTTCATATTCATTATTTGGGTCTAGTTCAAATGTAAAGTATTTCAATACATTTACGTGATTATATTTAGATGTAACATCGTCACCATCTGTAAGTTGTGTAGCATTATGTCCACATAGGTCATTATTACCAACAGTAAACATTTCTGTCTTATCACCTAAGAACTCATCTAGTGCTTGATAGTAATCTAACCATTCATTCTCCCTATTTCCGTTCTAAGTAATATCTCCTGTATTTATCAAGAAGTCTGCATCTTGTTGGTCTTGTGCTAACATCTTGGCCGATTTACGCCAAGCCTGGTAATCTATCCAACTAAACCCTTGTTGGTCAGTTTCTTGTACGAATTTAAAAGTTGTTACCTCTGAGTTATCTTTGACTGTTAACGTCTTAATCATACTATAATATGACTCGTTAAAGTCTCTTCCTATGCGGTATTCATATACACCAGCTTCAAACTATTCACTCAGTACTACCTTATGAGTAGTAACCACAGTGCCACGTACTGTCTTCCAGCGTAATCTTTCATAATGGTCTATAAACTTATTTATAACAGCTGAGTTAGAAGAATCGTCTCTTGTTATAGAATATTGTTTCTTCCATTCAGTCTGTCCTTTTTTACGATATTCTATAAACTCATCATAATGCCCAACCGATACCCAATTGAAACACCTAGAAGCCTTTTTATTATTTGCTGTATCAGAAGTGGCCTGAATACCAAATGTACACCTTATACAGTTTGGTTTATTCTTATTAAACTCTGTTTTATCAGTAAAGAAGTTTTTACCTTCCCACGATGCTTTTGGCGTATATTTCTCTTTCATCTCATCTAGATAGTAATATTGTATACTATTACCTATCTTTGTGGTTTGACGTTTAAGATTTACATATATCCATAGGCTTGTAGACTTTCTAGCACCATATGCTTTATTGCCCTATTTGGCCGGTTCTAACATAAACCTACGTATAAATAGCGCATCATTCCAAGAATCTCCTGGCTCTAATAAGAACGTTGTTCCACCTTCACTCAATGAGCCAACTCCAAATCCACAGCTATCTATATACCCTTTATTTACCTTTTGTTTATTCCACGGAGAAGCTAGTTCTCCAACAGCATATAGATTACCATTGGAATCGTACACCCAGTTATCTATTGGACTACCAACACACAAATAGAAGCTAGAACAAGTTTGGCNCTTATCTGTAAAGAAGTTTTTACCTTCCCACGATGCTTTTGGTGTATATTTTTCTTTCATCTCATCCAGATAGTAATATTGTATACTATTACCTATCTTTGTAGTTTGACGTTTGAGATTCACGTATATCCATAGACTTGTAGACTTTCTAGCACCATATGCTTTGTTACCCTATTTGGCTGGTTCTAACATAAATCTACGTATAAATAGCGCATCATTCCAAGAATCTCCTGGCTCTAATAAGAATGTAGTTCCACCTTCACTCAATGAGCCTACACCAAATCCACAGCTATCTATATATCCTTTATTTACCTTTTGTTTATTCCACGGAGAAGCTAGTTCTCCAACAGCATATAGATTACCATTAGAGTCGTACACCCAGTTGTCTGTTGGACTACCAACACATAAATAGAAGCTAGAACAAGTTTGGCTGAATTTTATTAATTCGCCATTTGAAAACCATTCTTGGTCATACGTATTAACATCAATGAACTAAGAATTATAATCATTACATTTAGCACCACGTATCAAATATGTAGAACCTGCTTTTATTACACCACTCAGCGGTAAGGTATGCCACTTATATCCGTTTGTACCTCCACCATATGGTGTACCATCTGTATAGAGTAAATATATACCATTTAAGTTAATATCTTCTGTTGAACCATTTGCAAGTTCTACGAAGTTGTGTGAACACATACAGTCTTCTGAGCCTTGTCCACCACAATATACTTCATTTATACAAAGTAGGTGATTTATAAATACTCCCCAAGACCCATCTAGGTTACCTATACCAGTTGGAGTTTGTATGTTCTTATGTATCATAAACTCACCAGACTTACTTACTTCTACTTTGTATGTAGATTCACCATCTGTAAAGTTTAGATACCTTAGTTTCGTAGCATATAAATCTTCTACACTAATTCCACCACCAGAACCTCCTGAGCCACCGTCTGTTGTACCTACAAGATTGAACTTCCCATCTTTATATAGAACCAAACGTTTCTTATCTGTATAAAATAATATTTCTCCGTCTATTAGGTTCTGTCTATTCTTACTGAAATTAGCTACTGTATCCATCTTTATAGATACATGATTTACAGTAGGTTCTATACCTTCTGTATTAGGTTTATCTTTAACTATACCTGGAATATCTTTTGACTCCTTTGGTTTAAGAGGGTCTGCTGAACGCATGATAATTTCCCTAGCACTAGAATGTGAATCACCAGCTACTACACCGTTGAGTATTATTTTATTTACAACACTCATGTTTTTGTATATTTCAGCGAGTGCTGCTTTTATCTTCTTTAACTCATCAGCATCATTCTGTGTTAGATTTGTAGTGTCACGAGTGTCTATCCACAACTTGCTTTTATCTTCTGGTGCAATTTGTCCAACATATATCTATGAACTTGATATTTCTGATAAACCTGTTGATAACAGACGATATAGTACGCCTGTTGTTTTATTGTATATTATTTTTGTAGATGCTTCTTTGTAATCATCAGATGACCCATAATTATCAGTAGATACCCACTATGCATATGCAAATCCTGCCTTTATTGCTAGGAATTTTTTATGTGCGTCACTGTATACTATTTTATCATAAGTATTTGCTACGTTTGTATCATCAATAGTATATATTGTCATATCTATTGAATCTATTGTCAATACATCAGACTTACGACCATTCTGCTTTATTTTTTTTAATATTTCATCAATGTTTATATCTGGCTATTGTGCCTATAAACGCTCTACAATACGTTTAATGGAGTTGGCATCAAATATATCCCCATCTTCAAACTAATGGTTGTTGATATATTCACCACGCTATAACATGATTACTTTTGGAGTCCTAGGTATATCTATGTTATCAATAATCCTAGTGCCAAATAGTTTTGTTTTTTTCATGTGCTATAATTAAAAGATTATACAAACAAGGAAAGGGGACCCCTTATCGGGACCCCCTTTTTACCTGTGAGATATTGCCAGTCTATGTACGCCATCTCATGTAAGTTAGTTACGCGTCACTTACTTACTTCGGTGCCCTCCGTTGACACCACCGCTTCTGACTCAAATTCTTGCTCAGCTTGTACGGCATCGTTTGTGCTGCTAGCTTCCTGTGCAGAATTATTATTCAGTGCGCTCAATTTCTCATCGCTGGAACCATATCCACCTTCCCCGCGTTCTGTTTCGCTAAGTTCTGTTACCTCAGTTACTGTAACTTCTGGAATCGGCATTACAATCAATTGTGCAAAACGCTCTCCAACTTGGTATACAGAAGGACGAACATCTGTTGTAATGTGCATCTTTGCAATGATTTCGCCACGATAACCAGCATCAATTACACCAACACAGTTGGTTAGAAACATTGATTTGTTAGCAATGCTAGAACGAGGAAAGAGATAGCCTACGTAACCTTCTGGAATTTCAACTGCAAGTCCAGAATGATATACAAGTACTGTTTGACCAACCTCATTGAGTTCTAGTGTAATATCAATGGCTGTAAGGTCAAGTCCTGCGTCATTCTTATGTGCGCGTATAGGCATTATAGCCTTGTCGTTCAATCTCTTAATTTTTAGTTCCATGTATTATTTTATATTAATTTATATAGACGCCCTAGTAGGAGTCGAACCCACCCTGTCATCCTCAGAAGATATGCGGTTTTAGAGACCGCCAGTGCCACCGTACACCATAGGGCGTTATGACGCTGTTTAAAGACTCACACGTCAACGTCTATAACCTCAAATACTAAAAATATAAAAATTAATTTCTCATAGTCGTTGCGGAGGATGGATTCGAACCGCCGACCTCACAGGTTATGAGCCTGGTTATCTACCTCTGATATACTCCGCGATATGTGCAGTTTTATAGATGCTGCACTCATCTTAGTTCTAATATACATATGAATATGAAACGCTTGATGCGTATAATGTTTTCAGAGCCCCTAAGGTACGAGTCGAACGTACATCTACATTAAACATCATTTAGTGTCTTGTCGTGCTGATTTACCAATTACACCACCTAGGGAGGGATAAGCCGTTATTTAAGTCTACGGCTTAGAGACTTATATGTTTTATCCAGCGCATGAATGTTTACAATTTGTTTCAGCTTGTTCTGCTTTGTTGCGCATTTGTATTCGTTCGTCAACAACTTCCGTGATATATTCAGACATTCTATTTCCGTCTGCGATGTCGATTATATCATCGTTGTACGTAATTAGTATTATTGTACCACGATTGAAGCTTTTGTGCTCAGTCATAAACTCACCATCTTTGTGTATAATATGAGCTATGTCTGAATCTTCTTCCAGCTTATAGAGTTGTCCCAACGCTGCACAATATATAAAACCGTTTATATCTCGTGGACGTCCTCGCTCTTCATCCTGGTATTTTAAATATCCATCTAATGCTAGGTACTTCATGATTACTTATTGTTAGTCAACCAATTCCAAAAGCGCTTTACAACATTCTGCTTCTTTTCAACAGGCTTAGTTTCAGTGCTAAGCATTGTAACGGCTTCACCGTATTGGAAACCTTCATCAAAGCCACTATTGTAACCTTCCACACCGCACTCTTGTACAGCATAGTCATAATCATAAATAGAGATTGGCAGTTTAGCTTTACACTTAGCTTGATTCATCCTATGTATCCAGGCTTCTGGTTTAGTGACATCAACTACATCAACTACAAATGCGGGCTTATTTACTTTCTTTGCCATTTTGTATTAGCTTTAAAAATTTATTTTTTAGTTTAAACTTAAACAATCCATGAAACAATATTGCCAATGTATTATCATCATCTTTCATCTTCTTTTCTGTAAAGTTAAAAGGATGTCTACATACAGCTGTAACAGATTGTTCATCATAACCAGTTTCTTTTTGAACTTCTTTTATTATCTATTCTAATGTTATCATTTCTGAATAGCGATGATTCCGAATCTAGAAATAAGAACTGAATCTTTCAACCAATCGAACGTTTGAGCTAAGCCTGGCTTAAATACAATTACATTTCCAACTTGTATATCTTCTCTGCGATTTGTATCAGCCTTGTAAGTCATAGGAACTTTAATCACTACGCCTTTTGCATAATCTGAATCAACCTCCTTAACCTCAGTCTCAACCTTGTCGTAATCAATTACATCGCCGTCTTTCTGTTTCTTTGACGGAATTGGTTTACTAAATTCTTTCTTTACTTTAATTGGGTCTAGCTTTTTTACTAGAAACAAATCGGTAAATTCGTAATCAATCTTAGCAGCAATATCTTCTGCTAACTTTGTTTGGTCTATAATCTTTTTGTCTTCCATTACTTCTTCAAAGATTTAAGATACATCAAAAGGTCGATGTTACTTTCGATAACGTTTGAATGTTCTTTTTGTAACCAACTTGGTTTGTCTTCGTTGGTATTAACAAACTTCTTAGCCTCTTCTTGGAACTCTTCGAGCAGGTTGTCAATTTCATCAAAAACGTTTACGAATGATGAAGATTTCTTTTCTTTCTCTTCTTCAACGTAGGCAAATGTGCCAAGCTCAACAAGCTCTTTTGCTTTATTTGCGCCAATCTTGAAAACGAAATCGAATGTAGATTGTAACCCTGTCTCTGAATTTACACCCTTGTGTACTTCAAGTAAATACATCTTACCGTCATCTGATAACGTAAGCGTATCTCCAACTTCAAGTCCGTAGAACGGAGAAATTACTTTAATTTTCTTTGTCATGCTTTTTATTTTTGCAAATTTGACCCCATAACGTAAATTTTTACGCATTTGGTTGCAAAATGAAAAATATTTTGTTAAATATGCAACTTTTTTGAGTTTTTTACGTTATAAGGAAGAGAAGGGGGGATTATAGGGGGGTTAAGATGGATTAGAGAAGTATATATAGATTATATAGATATATACTATATAGAACATATTATTTGTAAGACTATATATACTATACTATTTATAGAACTATATATAACTTATACTATCGTAAGACTATATAGATTATACTATTTGTAAGATATATAATACTATATTAAGCTAATATAAATTATATAATATCCAAGTCTTACATAAAATATAGTTTATTTTCGATATAAGCGCTTTAAATATACGTTCTGGTATACTTGCCCAGTCACATGGAGATAATCGCTTAGAACGCAAATAAACGCTATTTTAGAGGGCGTTATTATAATCAGTTATGATTTACATATACAAAATACATGAATGACGTAGAATTAAATGCAATATTATACTATGCAGACTTTCTATCTTTGAAGACTTTAAATAAGCCAATTACTCATACGTGTAAATACTTTTTCATCCACGGTACGCCATTAAATGCTACGTACATTGCTACTGGGACACTGCAATATGAAGAAGATAATCCATTCTTCTTACAGGCTAGAAAAGAATATGAAACACTTAAAGATAAGTTTGGTTTAGAGGGTGTAGAAAGCTTCTTAGAAGATATATCTTATCTACGTGCAAGAGGGGCTGTTGATGCTAAACAGATGCTTAGATGTATACATCAGTACAGCACTAGATTAGAAAGAAAATAGGCCTTTACTAGCTATTACAAGTGGTTAGATGAACAGAAATATACACACATTGTACTTGATGATGATGGAAAAGAAGTAGAAAAAGAATGCTCAAAATACGTGCTACACTTTGAAGCAGGCTGTAACAGATGATAAGTTTAAGCAAGCTCTTGAACTAATACAAAAAGAGCAGAAATATAGACTAAAACATGGATTGTACAATAAAGACAGTGAACAATGGGAAAGATAAATAAATACGCAAATCTATACGACAAACAAGGTAACTTACTACGTAAAGCAGGAAAAGATGGGTTAAAAGACTATACAATAAAAGAGCTTTCAGACTTAGTAGATAAGCTTGGTACAGAGAAAGATGAAAACGGTAACCTTAAAGATTATGAGGGTTATAAGAACGCACAGGCTGTACTAACTAGAATGTTAATGGACCCTAAATATGCTAGCGAAAGAGAAGCGATGCTTAAAGAAATAACATCTAGAATTAAGGCCAACAAAGAAGAAAAAGATAAGGCTCTACAAGACCTAGATAAAGAATTAACTAAGAAAAAAATTGAAGAAAAAGACGGCATCCCATATACCGAATTTGAGGAGGTAAGTAATGGAAAAGTTTGACAAAACCAAAGTATTTTTTACATCTGATTTACACTTTAACCACGAAAATATAATTACGTTTTGTGGTAGGCCATACATAAATGCAGAAGAAATGAATGCTGCTTTAATTAGCAATTGGAATACAGTTGTACCAGAAGATGGTGTAGTATTTGTATTAGGAGATATAGGGTTTTGTTCAGTTACGGTTTTAAAAGAGTTGTTCAACAAGATGAACGGAACCAAGTATCTTATTCTCGGCAACCATGATTATTATATGCAAACACAACTTGAAAAAGCTGGAATATTTAAAGAAATATGTAATCTCAAACAGATTAAGATTGATACACAAAATATAGTTCTTTGTCACTATCCAATGTTGTGTTTTAATGGAGACCATCATGGTGCATGGCAGTTATTCGGACATATACACAGTGGCCAAGGGATAAGTACAAACGACACAGAAAAAGCAAAGACTTTACGTACTACACAATATGACGTCGGCGTAGACAATAACAACTACATGCCAATTAGTTTTGAGCGATTACAAGTAATAATAAATAATAGAAATAAATCATGAATTTAGTACATAGTTCAGTAAAGGTTATAGCACAAAAACCAGGTATACAAGGTGTGTATGAACAGATAGAAAAGGCTGGTAGATTAGCGTATAAATCAGAAGATAATATCACATACGACATATATGGAAATAGTACCAGTGCTGAGAAATTTGTAGAAAAACTAATATAGTTAGGTCATATGTCTCCACTAGAACACGGTACAGTCTATCTACATTTACCAAAAGGTGTTGGTGCAGATTCATACCAATTAAGTCCATTTTGTACATGCTATATTTCAGAAGATAGTGGATGGTACATTACTACAAACTACCGCTTTATGTATGAAGCAGAATTATTGCAAGACTTAAAGTACATATGTGAACCAACAGATAGTCATGAACGTAGAATTACAGCTGATTTTATATGTGATAGAGGTATATCACACGAATTTGTAAGACACAGAGTATTCTCATTCTTAATGGAAAGCTAGCGTTATTGTAACTATACAAAAAGTAAATTTAACAATATTATCACATTTGTAATGCCTTATTGGTATACAGAAGAAACACCAAAAGAAGCTAGATTACTCTTTGATAAACAACTACTAGATGCCGAAAAGGCATATCTTACAATGATAAACGACTATAAGTTAAAACCAGAAGAGGCTCGTGCAATACTCCCAAATGCTACAAAAACAGAGCTACTAATGACTGGTACAGAGTCTCAATGGTATGAGTTTTTTAGACTAAGGTGTGCTAAATCAGCTCACCCAGATGCCCAAAAATTAGCTAATAAATTAAAGGAGATTATATTATGATTAAATCTATTATAAATAAAATTATACCAAAATGGCTGAAAGAAAGTAATCGACCAAAGCACGTATATGCTGGTATTTTAACAGCCGCATTCGGTACAATACTGTGTACATTTGGCGCTGCATTAGCTGCTGAATATAAAGATAAACAGTATGGAAATAAATTTGATTGGCTAGACTGGGCTGCTACAATGATTGGAGGAGTCATAGGTCAAGCGTTCCAATTTGGAACAATAGCTCTAATAAGTTCAATTGTACGATAATGAAAGCAGGAGAGATAATTAAATCCATCCTAGTATCTACTAAGGGGAGCATAAGCAGTAAACGTGTATGTGGGGTATTAGGATGGTTTATCTGCGTAGGAGTAATGGTATATTGTACAATCGTAGATAAACAAGCACCTATTGTAGTAGATAGTGTACTATTAGGTTCAGCAGCAATGTTGGGTGTAGATAGTATTACAGGTATATGGTCTAATAAAGATAAAAAAGATGATGGAAAAGCATGATAACTGGGCAGGAGTAACCCATAGAAGTAAGATAGATGGTAAGTTTTATACAACAGTATTTCATAACAACAGTGTTGCTGGAATGATTCCACATGAAGTGTATGAACGTATAGCTGATACATTTGACAGGTCTGATTACTGTACTATAATGCAAATATTAGATGAAAATAAAGTAGATTTTTGGCCATGATTAGCGTTGAGAATACACGAAAGAATACCAAAAGAATCGTGGATAAAGATGGTAATTTTGTATATGTAGGTGATGGATTATTGGCACAAATATAGGCTATGACACCCGTAAAATGTAAAACAATAGAGGGAGGAGAAGTAACAATATGGGTATAAAATCATCAATGAGTTTAGAAGATTTTCAACAAGCAGCTGGTCTGTATCAACAATATGTCGAGCAAATGAAACAAATAGATATAAACCCAAAGAATATAGCGTTCAGCATAATACCAATAAGGCCAAGTGTAAAGAAAAGGAAAGAATTATTTAAATTGCAGAAAAAACTATTTAAAGGTAAAGAATTGACACAAGAAGAGCATTGTAAATTTACAGTATATACCGATGAATTACAAACTTACGCTAGACAAAAAGCCGCACTAATTAATTCAATGGAGTTTTACTGTAATGACCCATATCACATGACTGAGGTGGAGTACTTACGATTTATAGGTCCATATACAACAGATGAAACATCAAAACAAATTAAGGGAGCAGCAAAACGCCTTTCTAAATGGTATACAAAAGTTACAACATTATCAACAAATGACAGAAGATGAGATAAAAGAGATGCAAGAAACAAATAATGCATTTGTTGCTAGTTTAACCCCAGAAGGGTTTCGTAATTCTAGAATATCCCTGGTTGATTAAGTTCAACTGGGGATATTTATTTTTAAAATTTTTTATTTTAAAATTGTTTTGTGAATGTAAAAATAAGTAATAGCAATAAATCTGACCCCTGTATCGACTATCGGATGGAAACACCCCCACATGTTCTATCCCACGCACATTATTATATGTGGCGTGCGTATTGTGGGGATAACATTAACATTACACTAACAAACACAAAACAACAATGGCACAACTAATTAACATTATCCAAGACGAAGCCACATATAAAGCTTCTAACACATCAATTGTAACGTGTGTATTCAGTCCGACAACTGAAAAAAGCAGCTCGCTAGCTACTATGCTAGCAAAAGGGGCTTTCGGCTCTGCTAACTCTTACACATTAAGCTTTGATTTATCGCGCATCTTTCCCGAACTAATCGGGGAGAACGGCAAATTTAAGCGCATGGCCGCTTATAAGGAATTCCTAGGGATTATGCCAATTGGCATTAATATCCCCGAAATAAATTGTTTCGATATTCCTGTGTCTGAAATATCAGACTTTGAAGGTGTTACCTTTGAAAGGGATGGAGAAACCAGAACTATCAAAACATACCATTTAGCCGTAATGGGTGACCGCGAACAAGCCGTACAATTGGCTAAATCTGGCCTTGTTAACGGCATCGCAAAAGGCCGTTTGACACCAATTGATGGAAGTGAAACTACTGTGAAAAATGGTAACATTTCACAAACCGCACCCGTTGACAACGAAGACGAGGAAGACGAGGAATAGCCATATTTAATATATGGCTAAACGACGAACGGACTGCCGAAGGGCGGTCTGTTTTTTGGAGCATTTAAACATGCTCTCATAAATAGAAACTTTCCAAGTAATTGGTTATAATACTCGGTACAGGGAGGATTATGTAAAAGTACGCAGAAGCCTAAGGAGAAATCTATGGTGAGTAGTCTGTATAGTACCCATCCGCATATAACGTCGAATCACTGCGGAATAGCCCGAAAGGGTGCTGGTTGGAAGCCAAGAAAAAGACCAGCTAAAAGGCGATACCGTTGGTACGCGGTAAGTGAACACACACTTGGTAAAAAAGTGAAATGACTAAGACTGATTAGTAATCTTTCTTATGTTGATACAGCTATAAGGTTTACGCTGTTTTATATTTAATCCATTAAACATTAGCACAAGGATAAGTGTACTTCCAATAGTATAATTGGTTAATTAAGTCGGTATAGGGATTTAGTTATAAAATCAAAGAAGCCTAAACTACTTCATGTAGCATGGTGAGCGGTCTATACAACACTAGACATCTTTTACAAAACATCGTATGAGCAAAAGAGAGCCTGAAAAGGTATCCTGGTACATCCTGGTTTAATATTAACATTAAAGCAGTAGATAGTATTCCGAGAAGAGACAGGATTTAAACGGCGAATGAGCTTTCTAGTGGCGTGTGAACTCACACATACAACAAAGAGGAACTCTGCACATAAAAGCAGACATATACCTGTGAATAGTTCTTAGTAAGAATTGTGTAAAGTTGGGGTATTTTAATATTTCTATGAAAAATTCAGTAGAAATAATATCCTTCAATTGTAAATACTGGTTAGAGCGTTATATCAAACGCACATATCCAGAGATTTACAAACAAATTAACGATAAATACGGTGATAACGCCGTACGTTGGGCAGAAGTTACAATCTATAATAACTATGTTCATCTTATCGTTAGTTTTACATCAGAAGCCGAATATAAGTTCGGTATCGAAGGTATTCAAGATTTATTTGGTAAAGCTATTAGAGGTGAATATAGAGAGACTTTCAATAAAGATACTCTATACTTTACTAACGCATTAGGGATGATGTGTTATGTATTCTACGGCGCTTCTATGGAAAAAATTATCAAATCTTGCGATGCCGATGGTAATTATCATCTGATGTAAGGGATTTTGCATCTCCTCAGTAAGGAGAATGTAATCTGAGGTAGCGTAACACCTTGGTAACACCAAGTTACGCAGTAGGCAGGCTTATCCGCATTGAACATTTACAGCAGTGGTTCGCTTAGCGTTTGAGCACACAACAAAGGTTGCCACACTGCTGCTCTTTATTTTATATAGTTAATGTATGAGTAACGCCACTTAGGTCTAACCCTCTGAATTAACTATATTATAAACCGTACTCTAATATGCATCTTTCTATGTCGAAATTATGTACGGTTTCAACTAGTTCGGATTGACTAGTATAAATAATCAACACGTGGCTTTTGAGAGTGTTTCACACGGAAAACTGAAACCTAATTATATTTAATGATAAAACTTAAACCCGTTATATATGAAAAGATTTATCAAAAGTCTTATTCTGCTCCTCATCGGGGCAGTACTTGGCATAATCACACATATCGTAGTGATGTCATCTTGGGGTTACAAAATGCTCACCCCATTAGAAATGGCCAATTTTAACACTCTTCCGTACAAGGTTGAGGTTATTAAAGCATACAACGCGTACTACAACGCAGTAGAAAGCCTCCTAGACTCCACAAATCTAGCAGAAGATGATACTGTGTTAGAAACAGACGCAGGTTCAAATTATTTAAACAAAAAATGGCGCATTGATTCTTTAACAAATCTCGAAAGAGATGAATTAGCTCCCTACAAACCTATAAAACAACAGTTCGATGAATAATAAAAAATACTATGTTGTGTTTAACAGCTTTTTTGGAACTTCAAAGAACAAGTACACAACATATATCATTGTACAAAATAGCTGTATAACATTTGCAGTAGCAGTGTTAAATACAAGTGGTTTATGGTATGAAAAAGGAGTTCTAGAAACAATATCTAACTATGCTTGGAATTATCAATCTTTATATGAAAACAAAGTAAAAATAACCAAGGAACAATGGTTGAAGATATTTGAATAAACAACAGAATGAACGACGTTGATATATAATTTTCTTTCTAATACTACGGTTCGTGAGAATAGTAGTGTTTTTATAGTATTACCTAAACTAGCCACACCACAGTGACAGTCCTAAGCCTGTATAAATAGTGAAGGGGTAAGCGAATGAATGCAATCATATATGGCCAATAGCTTACGGCCCGTTGAATAGTTTGCGTCTCACCTAACGAGAAACTCACTTTTATGTGTATGTGGACATATAAGAGTAAAAGAGGAGGCTGATAACCGAATCCGAGCTATTATTTATTAATAAAGCCTTATCAACAAAACGAATATTATTGTGCACAATAATATTTATGTGTAGTTTATCCATATATTGTGATTGATGGGATTTTTACACATTTCTCCCTTAGCTCAATCTAGTCAGAGCATCATAGGTATTATGAAGATTCTGGTGCAAATCCAGAAGGGAGAACGAACGACGTTTTTAATTTTTCATAGTAAAAAGAATTATATTTCGCAAAGTAACCTGTGAAGGTGAAAGAAATGGAATTGATACGAAATTTCGCTGAGTAGTCTGCAAAGATGAAAGGATTACGGAATTTGGAAAGTGTAAATCTGTGAAGACAAGCACTTTTGTTTTATTTGAATTTAGCAGTAACTATTATACCAAAAAACTTAATAACTTTCCAAGTCATTGAGGACACCAGTTTCTTACATTCAGTAAGTTTTAGGTGTAAAATGCATAATTAACGATTCACCCCAGAAACTAAATCGTTCCAGCACTATCGTATAACATATAGATTACGCTCCATGCTGTCGGAGAAATGTAGGCTTATTACCTACTAGTGCACTAATTGTTGTCAGCCCCTGTGTGAATAATAGTAACACTTATAGGAACTGTCTGGTGTGGTCACGAAAGTGGCAATTTAATCATAGCTTAATTAAATCCTGCTATGGGGTAAATATTATGATGTTGAAATGTTTTAAAAACAATACTATCAACAAGAGAGTATGTATTGATTTTGAAGATGTATCTCACATTTTTGAAGACGAAGGCGGAAACGCAGTAATTGTACTCAAAGGTGGTCGCATGATTGAAGTGACACAGAAGTACGAATCTGTTGTGCGTTGGTGGAAGAAACAACAAGAAGGGGAAGATTTGGGTTTGTAATCTAAAAAGACAAGGTATGAATAAGAAAGGTAATTCAGAAAAACCAACCATTCTCACAGAAGCAATGCTGCCCAAGTTACGCAAGACCGTTCATATCGAAGGCGAAAAGAAACGCAAATCTTTCGCTAAGCATAGGCGCAAATCCTATGTCTACGATGCTGAAAAAGGTAAATACGTCAAAGTATGGCGTAATCCTCCTAAAAACGGTATGACCAAAAAAGAGCTCAAAGAGTTCTATGGTCATGGATTTAAAGTAACCTTTACTCCTGTTCGAGAAATAGAATTAAAAAAGTTCAACATCACTCTACACTTCAATCGTAGCAATCAATTTATTGATTTTACGGGAATTGAAGACAAAGATGATGTACAACTTGTTTCATCTGTACTCGGACAACCAGTAGGGAAAGTATTACAATTCTTCCAAGACATCTAGTATGAGATTTCAAAATCAACTCCATCAACCTAGGAAAAAAGACTAAAACAGTCGATAAACTAGGTAATCAGAGAAGGCGTATGTGGTTTAAGTGTGGTAATTCAACCATGCTATTTACCGAATGTACGCCAGAAGCAGCCAAATGTCTAAACCGCTCATTAAAAGAGCTGTTACAGGCATACGGCTGTAAGTTGGAAGGAACATTTATTGTAACAAAATGAATAATAGAGTAACACTTCTCCAAGCTAAACGATTACGTAAACTTGGATACAACTTACCGTGTTCAACATATCATTGCGCATCAGGCAATCAAATCAAGGTCGATAGACCCATGAATTGGAATGCGGAGAAGCGCAAATATTGGTACGAATATTCTGGTGAACATCAATGTACTTCTATTCCTAAGTGTAATGATGTTATCGACTGGATAAGAGAAAAATATAGTATTGTAATAATGGTACTTACATGTGCGGGTGTTATGTCTTATAACAAAATAATATGTTTCGAGGCATTCGCTTTATATAGCAACAAAGGCAAAGATAAATTTCTCTATCCAAAAAGAAAGCTCTACAAAGACATCTTTGCAGCAAAGCGTGACATCATCACTAAGTGTTTAACTTACATAGAATCATTATCAAAATGAAAAAAGAAATTGAAATAGACCCTAAGTGGCTCATTATAGCATTTATCATGATGATTATGCTATTGTTTACCAAAAACGTATTTGGTCAAACAAAGACAACTGTAAAACCAGACACTGTGTTGTGTAAAACTGAATGTATTGTAAAGTACGTTCAGACTGAATCAAAGTCTGGTAAGGTAAAAACCTACGCTGTTTACAAAGACGAAAAGAATGGTATCGAGGAACTCATTCCTATATCACAAACCGTTCTAGATTACGTAAAACTATGTGGTCAGAATAACTTGAAGCCTACATTAGGTATTAAAGTTAAGAATGGCCAAATAGTATCTCTCATTAGGTACAAACCTAGACTTATAAGAAAATGAAAGCAGGAGACATTGTACGAAGGATAACAACAAATGGTACGCTGGTTGGCGCTTATTATCTGGTTCATAAAGCCAAAGGTAATGAGTTGCTGGCCAGCTCACCAGCTGGTAATAAGCCAGTAGTGTTAAATAAGGATGAATTTGTCAAAATCCCAAAATACATCTTGCGTGTAAATAAAACTACATTTAAGAAAATATTAAACGGTTTAAGAACAATAGAACGAGAACCGTCTAAAAACTGGGAAAAAGTATACAATGTAAACAGAGATGGCATAATCGCTGTTTACATTGTAGAACTAGACCAATACTTATACTTTGAGTATGGTAACGTAACAAAAGTATTACGTACAAATATACTTGGAGAAAATAGATTTGGTCAATTAAGACAACTTCAACCATTAATCAGAGTTGAACTAAAAACTAGAATTTGGTTATGATAACATTTGAACAATTTCTTAAAAGCTTTTGTAGAAGAGCAAGAATTGAACCAATTCTTTCAAAAGAAGAATTGACAGCCTACATAAGAAAAGAGTTCTTTTCTCTATGTGGTAAAGGTATTATACAAAATTCATATCTGAAAAGATACAAATCTCAATTTGAAAAGGTTGGCGTACTTTACAACAAGACTAATTATGAAGCAAAATATTTACCAGATGACAAAAACCTGTGCATATTTGTTGAAAACGAAATGATGAATGCAATTGGAGAAAATTCACTGGTATATTGCAGAGATGGTTTTGTAATACTTAGAGATAATACGATTGCAATGTGTAAAAATAGCAACGTATGTTGTTATGATAATTCGAAAATACATGCAGATTGGTGTGGCGATATAAATGTATCTGGTAATGCAGAAGCTGCCATCAAATATTGTAGCTTAGTACTAGCAGAAGACAATTCAAAGATAGAGATTGAACATTGTATGGCATTTGCGCTAGATAACGTAACAGTTAAAGCAACAAATACCTGTTATATACAAGCACAAGACAATGTAAAAATAACAGCAGAAAACAATTCATGCATTATCGCAAAAAACAATGTAGAAATCAAAGCAGATTCGACATGTTTAATTAAACGCGTATGAAAACTCCAAAACCAGGACAATTTGCTAATATTAACGGTGTAATTGTACGTGCTGTTACGCGCAAATCTGGATGCAGAGGATGTATGTTTGATAATCTGTTCGGCTGTCCTCGAATGAAAGACGAGCGTAGTAAAGAATCACGTATTGACTGTGAGTTAGCAGGAATTATATTTAAAAAGATATGAAAAAATTATTTGGCAAAGGCCTAACATTCTTATACGGAAATATACTGCTAATAATGGCTGTGATTCCGTTAGTAGAGTTAATTACAAAACCGCAACTTATGACGGGATTTAGTACATTAGCTCTAAGTTTAAACTTGATAATATTAATAATATTAATGTTGTCGGGCTGTGTAATAGTTTATTTTGGTTGGTGCCGTATAGTAGAAGAAGACCAGACCGAAAAAGACTGAAAACCAAGAGGGGTGGAATCAATCCATCCCTCTAAAAAGACTTCTTAATGTGGCCAAAGACAGTTGCAAGCCTGTAAACACAGAGCAAGAAGTCCATTTTACTTATTTAATTCAATTTTAAATGTTTAACGTTATTATCTTTAATAAGCAAACAGAATGCCAGTATTAGCGAATACTTTTGAAGTATAGTGCTTGTGAAAGTATTATACTTTTTATGCCTCGATGGTGAAATTGGTAGACACAAGGGACTTAAAATCCCTCGGACATAGTCCGTGCAGGTTCGACTCCTGTTCGAGGTACAAGGAAGATTAAAATTTGTACACATTGTGTGGGCGCAAAGTGCATGAGACGAGGAAAAATTCCTTAATGTGTGCAATAGACACTAAGGCCCGTCATACTTCCTGGTTTACTGTGGGTTTAACTCACAGTAAATCTGTACTACGGTTTTTCCAAGTTTCCGTAAAACTGGATATTAAATATTTAATAAACTTTCAAAAATTATCAAAATTATGAAACATTTATTTAGTGCAGTAATAGCATTTATTTTAATCGTTGCTGCATTGTGTGGAATTATGAGCCTGACTTCTTGTCGAGGTGAATCGCCACAAGAAAAGCAAAAAGAGTTTGCAAAACAGTATGAGCTGTATGCAAACCCAGAGTTCTCTTCTTTTGAAGAAGCACTCGACTACCAAGCTGCTGACATTAAGCAGTTTAGAGAGGACTCTGTATTTCGATGTATACCAGAAGAATCATTGGAAAAAGTTATCATCGTATTACAAAACACTGGTGCCAAACTGTCAAAAAGTACAATTGCCGAACAATACTTAGAAGGCAAGAAGATATTTGACAACCTCGAACCAAAGATAGAACACAAACAGGTTCAAGAGGAGATTGACAGTATTGCATCGTTACAACTAACAACAACTTCAAAAGATGAATAGGGCGCTCGTTGTGCGCTATTATGGCGCAGAATTGAACGAGGAACAAATTGCAAAAATTGCAGTTATTGTTTCTCAAATGGTCAAAGAAGAAGACAAAAACAAGATTTCTATTGCAGTGTTCGATACAAACAACATCGACAATGCAATACTTAACTTTACGCCAATTGTTCAAAGGAAAGACGAAATCGTGGAACTAGTCAATCTCATGAAAACAAGACTGGGCTATACGGATTCGAAGCCAGCAATTACGTATGTTTTTGCTATTCTGGACAAAGTAAAGAGTGATAATGACTTTTTACACGACTTTATGCAAGTACATAGTGTATTGTCAAAAATAGACGAAACACAATTTGCCAACATTGCTAAAAAATGCAATGTAAAGAAACATTTCATTGAAACAATGTACAGCATAGGCAACCGAATCTTCTTCAATGTGTGCTAAAAAGTATGATGACCAACATAAGGTAGTCAAAAACGGAAAACAAGAACGCGCTAAACACGTAAATGCCATCCCGTATAAGCGCGAAAAATATAAATATGATGGCGATAGTAAGAATTTTTAAATCATTATCAAAATGGCAAAAGAACAAAAGAAAGTAGAACAACCTGTTGCTTTGAGCATGGAGAACGTAGTAGACAATATCCGCAAGGACAACACTCTGCAACGTAAGAACATTAATGCAGCAATCGAAAAGATTGCACAGCAAAAAGACGAGAAGCAGCAGAAAGAAGCTATGGACGCAATGTTGCGTGCTGACTTCAATGTCAAGAAATCATTGTTGCAGCTACGTGCTAGGCGCGGTGAAGAGAAAGCCACGAAAGAAGCTCTCGTAAGAAACGCTACTCTCCTTAACAGACTTACTGGTCGTGACGGAGAGGACAAAGAACTTCCTGCCGACCAAGTTATTACTCCAAACGAGTATGGTCAACTTCTCGAAGAGTCGAATAGAAAGACCAGAGAAGACATCAGTAAGGTCAATGAAGAGCTCGAAAAGCACACACGCGAGTTGCGCGACTCTTTCGAGGGTCAATATTGCTATTGGTGGTAACACCTAGTGATGTGCAAAATCAGTATTCAGAATCGAGAGTCTTAGAACCAGTGGTTAACAGAGGAGGAAAAGATTTAGTTTAATGTATGACGTTGTCGTCATGTATAGAACACCTCGTCTGATGAATTAACATCAGCTACAAGAGCCTTTGAGCCAGTAGGAATACGAACTTCTGAAAATACGGAAGTAAAACTATATTAGTATCAAAAATACGTTGCATCTGAGCCAGAGAGCCGAACAAAAAGGTTTAGAGAAACATATGTTCGTGCAATATATCAAGAGATGCACGTGTCGTAACAAGAACCATTGAGTCAGCTTACATAAACACGTATATTTACCTGTTTAATTGCGTTCTAAGCAATTATAACGTATTGGATGGATTAGCTACCCAGAAGGTATAATATATGCGCTTAAAACGAAAAAGAATAGGGTCTTTTTAGTACGTAGAGAAGGCCTATCTACGTACTTTTGCACCAGTAGTTCAATGGATAGAGCAGGAGTTTTCTAAACTCTTAGTTGTGGGTTCGAGTCCTACCTGGTGTACTAAAACGTAATCAATATGAATACAAACGGCTACAAGGGAATGTTAAGAGATAGACTTCCCAAAACAATAGATATTGCTCTTAAATGGTGTAAAGCCAAAGAGCGATGGATAGACCATACTTATCATAATTTTGTACAATTCTTGTCTGATAAAAAAGACAGAGATGAAGCTACTAGAATTATTTTAGGTATAAGTAAAAAATATAGAGAATTTGATTTCCACAAAAGTATTATGTGGGACAATTTGTCAGAAGAGGAAACTCATTATTGGCAAAATGTAGAAACTTGGGTCAATTGGTTTAGAGTAAAGTATATTTATGTTCAAAACGAATATAACAATTCATTATCATTAGGATTGAATATCTATACGATAAAACAAAAGATTAAAAAGAATTTCTTATCAAGTCTCAATGAAGAATGGCAGGAGAAACTTTGTAACTATCTAATCAGTACGTTATGAAACAAAAACAGATTAAACCAATACCATATGATTTTCCAACAACTTGGAAGCTAGGTAATAAATGGTGGTTTTTATCAGCTGGACAATATAATAGACTGTATATTCATCAGCACTTTTCGGGAAAAGAAATAATTGTAGAATTACATCAAAATCTCAATTGGTCAGTTCCAGAAGAAATGCAAAACGAACAAATACAATTATGTATTGATTGGATGTTTCACAATATATTCCTAAAAATAGAATTACTTAACTATAATAGTTTAGGTGTTCTGTTGCGAATATTTACAGGCATGCTTATGAAATGTAATGTAAGTACAATATTTTTACAGGACATACATGGAGCAATTGCTAGTGCATTGTGGAAATTATATTGGGACAATAGAGTAAAAGACCTACCGTTCTAAGGTATGAGTTATTCGTTTAGCTTATATCTACTAAAAGCGGTTATCGTATCCGTAATGCCAGTGACAGGCTAATAAACGATTTTGATTATGAAAAATCCTAGAATCACAGAATCAGAGATTTTGCTAATCAGAGAAGCTCAACAAGGTAGTCAACTTGCTTTTAGTAAGTTGTTTGAGAAATATAAAGGCTTTGTAGAAAGCATTTTATTTTCTTATATTAAGGATATGGATGAAACGAAAGATATTGCTAACATCGTATTTCTTAAAGTCTACCACAAACTTTCAAAATTCACAGATTATTCTTCTTTTGGAGGATGGCTGAGAATTTTAACAAACCGTACAGCAATAGATTATCTACGTAGTATCCGATTGAAACAACGTGCCGAAGTTGAAACAGACCGACTAACTGCTTCAACTCAAATCTCTTCAAGTGAAGACGAACTAGTCAATCGTTTGGCATATGAAAAGATATTAGAGGAATTTGAAAAGTTCCCCGTACACATGAAACGTATATTGGAATTATATTATGTAGAAAATTTAACAGTTGTACAAATTAGTGAAGCTCTGTGTGTTCCTACTGGAACTATTAAGTCGATTTTATCAAGAACGCGCAAGCAAATTCAAAGTTCAATTAATAAAATTTAACAAATGACTTTATTTTTGTTTATCCTAGGGTTGTTTGCAATCTTTTGTATCGGAAGATATAACGAGAGCAACAAACTATTCTGGACTCTTCTAATTGCTTTTGTTGGCGGTTTTACCGCTGCTCGTATCGCAATAGAGTCTATGGGGACAAACAAGGCTAAGGTATGCAAACTTGACACAAAGTCCACACAGGTATCAGAAGGGTTGTCGAAACTAACGTTTCTAGTGACAGACAACCTTGATGATGCAATCGAGGCAACTCAAAACCCTGTGGGTCAGACATCATGTGTTAAATCATTTGCACACCACAATAAGTCCTTGCCCAAAGTATTAAATCAGTCTAAACTTTTAAGACCACCAATACTTAATTTACCAACATCTAACTATGATGATACATCATGATTAACATGATTGTCATCTGAGTGTTATAAATAAAGTATTAATTTTAAAAGTAGTGTTTAACAATTTAAAATCATTATCAAAATGAGTAAGAAACAAAAGAAGGCTAACAGCCAAAAGATAGTAAACAAGGTAGAAAAGAAGGTAGAGATGAAAATCGTACCTCCTGCACCTGAAACCAAAGAAGAAACCAAAGTTGAAGAGACTAAGGTCGAAGAGATTAAACCTGCAATCAACGTTATCGACACAGGTAAGCTGAAAGAGAATCTCAACCCTCAAACGTCAGGACTTAGTCCAGACAAACAAGTTGACCTACTGGTTATGATGGACAGAACGTTCCGTCAAGACAAGAATGCAGCTGTTCGTTATCATATGAGCCAAGAGGCTGTCGATATGATTAACGAAGTAAGTGCTATTGGTCAGGTTGCAGTTCTTATGAACGAGGTTGTTAACGGTACGAGCAATTTTGCCGTACGCATGCGTGTTGGTACGCTTGACAATATTCGTAAGATTGCTCCAATGGTTGGTGTAGAGATTGTTGAAAACGCTCTACCTGCACCAGTTGACGGAGTAGTAGAAATGCAATCGAAAGCCTTGAAGGTTTCTGAGGAAGCAAAGAAAGCTTTGAAGGCTGAGAAAAAGGCGGTAGAAAGCAAAGTGCTTGACCCGAAGGACGTAAAGACAAAAGAAGAGCTGGCAACAGCTTTGTTGCAGTTCTTGTCAAAGCGTAACAATATTCACGAAAACATTCAGCAAGCAATTGCTTTTATGCGTGAGTATAAGAATGTGAACGCAACCGATGAGACTAGGGAGGCTGTAAAACAGCTGACTAGAATCGAGTTGCTCAAAGAAGTTATAGCAACTGTTGAGGAGGCACCTATCGTATTGAGCGGTATTGGCAACTTTCTTTACACTACCACTTCAACTTCGAAATCCCCTATTTCGGCGTTCTGTCATTTTAGGAACACAACTCTCATCAAGGAGACAGGAGAGCCTACTTTGGATGATGCAGAAGTGGCTGATTATGTCAAGATTCTCGTAACTTGGGCATGCGAAATCAAGAAGAGACAAGCTACTGCTGAAATCAAGAAGATAGAGGACAATCTCAAAGTTCTCCAAAAGGACAAGAAGAACAACAAAGTTGCTATTGCCGAGCAAGAGAAGAAGATTGAGACTCAGAAGAATAACATCGTACACTTCGATGACGTAATTGACTATGTTACGAACGCATCAGAAGAGTTCGTTACAAGGTTGATTCCTGAGTACGAAAAGAAGGAAATGATGTTTGTAAAAACATTCAACGTGATTGCAAGCAGCTATTATTCAGACGAAGAAGTTAAGCAAGCTAAGCTAGCTTCTTTGAAGAAGAACGTTGAGCAACGCGCTGGTATCATTACCAACTTATTCCGTTCTCCGCTCTCGCAGATGATTAATTACAGCGAAAGCAACATCACCGAGCTAGAAAAGGTAGAAAGCGAACCTGAAAAAAACTAGTTCAGACCGATGAACCAAAAACGTTTATCGGTCGAATAAGAGAAGTGTGGAATAAATTCACTAAATTATCAAAATTATGAAACGCTTTACAACTATCATTTGTAGCATAGCGTTTGCTATCTTTGGCATATGTCTAGCAACAAACAAGATAGAGGTAGCTACACAAGAACAAAATGTAGCTTATGCACAGCCAATACCAAACTTTGATTTGGCAAAAGTGCAAGTACCTAAGGACCTTCAAATGGACCTTAATGCGAAGCAACTGGAATCTGAGAAAGCTACACCTCAGATGTCACCAGAGGTAACTATCGTAGCATCGAAGCGCGTTAAGGAGCGCGTTAGAGTAGTTAACAAGACTTTGTATGTTCCTGTTCTCTACATAGCAACTCCTAAAAAAAAACCTTCCAAGTATCAGTATGATGTACAGCGTGCTGATATTCAAGCTCCTCCAATTAAAGAAGAGCCAACATGGGAAGACTGATAGTAAGACGATTTAGGTCTCATTAACCAACAATCGCTCAAACATCAAAAATTACTTGGTCCGAGAATATGTTAACCTTCTCAAAAGGCGAGATACTCAAAAGGTAGGACGGAAGACATGATTGGCGTGAAAAACCAACTTGTATAGGGGAGAGTGACACATCAAAACCCCTACACGTGTATAAACCAGTTGCAGTCCTTTATGCTGAACTAGGATAATCTTATCGTGGTGTACACGTAAGGAACAGCACGTAAACCACGGTCTTGAAAAATAGGTAGCCGTGTAAAAATTGACGTCGTATCGTACACAATGCTTTTTGATACAAATTGTATTGTAACGTAACACGAGTTGAATTATTAATATGTGAAGATTTATAAGTGGTAGTGCGCTTATGTGCGCTTATAAATTGAGGAACTATTGCAGCAAACGCAACATTAATAACAGTATCATTTGTCGAGCCTAGTGTTCATGAGGTCCAAACTCATTATGAAGGGGCGAAAAAATATGTGGAGTAAAACAATATCGTGGGGGATAATACCTACGAGGTGTACCGTAACTATGCCGCCTATGTAAGGCCAGTTCCGTGCAACTCGGATGCCTCTCGTCACGCGCGTAGGGGAGTAAGTGGGTAAAACGGCTGATTTATGATGATACATGACCGCCAGGCTTTTGTTGTTTATGCGGGATATAAAAGTGAAACAACCAGGAGAGTGGGGCAGACTCTTAATGCGAAGTAGGGCTAACAAGCTTGAAGGCTACGCGAAACGAGTGCGCGGACAAACACTGATTTAATATGAATATACCTGGCTAGACGAGGTGAAGATGTAAGTTATTCATATAAGATAGATAGAACTAAAAAGCTATTATTCACTACGATGACAACGTTACAGTCAAAAAATGTACGCTTGCATACAATCAAGCCGAACCAAATTAGGTTTATCGGTTCCAATACCATATTGCCAATGGCAGTGAAGACCCATTAACCTTTGATGTAATAAATAATCAAGGAGTATCACTATTATAATAATATCATTATATCTCTATTGGAGTAATTAAACCAGTATGTATAATGTGCATTATGATATATACAAACAAACCAGAGATGAAATAAACGCATCATAAATGAGAGTAAATAACATGTTTAACAAAAATAGGTGTCCCCCGATAGGTGCCCCTTTCGTTGTAAGAAAGAGCTGAGTCGGAAGCCTGAGTGCCAACCGTGACTTTGAAAAAAATTATACAGAATAAACTATACGATTTCCGTCTAAGTTTGAGCCGCCGAACGTGAATACATTAATAGGTAACCGTGGACGGTAATTGAAGTAGGACAGCAAATCCTTATAGATTTATAGAGTAGTTATCCATTAATTGATGGGCAGCAACATGAACCTAAGTACGTCCTTGCAATAAGGATAGGGAGTTAGTGACTCATTAGTGTACACTGTCTGTGTACATTAAAAGGGAATGTTGTGGGTGACAAGAAGCGTGGATAGGGTTGAAATCCCAAGTATTCGAGCACTTCTCAATGAAAAGCGAGATAAAATAAATGAGGAAGCAAAATCCAAGAGAAGAAACAGCCGTAGCATCCGAGATACCCCTTGAAGGCTAGATGGTTCGATAATGAAACGTCGCTATTACGTTATAGTATAGCTGAGAGAGGCCTGGTCGCCACCTCGAATAAGAATTGAAAGCACCAGCAACTGAGAAAACTGCAAACAACGATATGACCGATAGTCTTACAAAAGACAATGTCGCCATACTTTCGGTGTCGTATACTGATAATGGCAAAAGCGCTACGGGTTAGTGTGGAGAGAATTTTTATTAAGTAAGTAACAATTTTTCAAAACAATTTTCGTGGGTTAAACTTATAAACAGGGTGTAATGCATTCTGTATGAGTTTTTTATTTAAGAATTTAAATTACAAAATACAAGCACTTGAATGTGCATTTTCGGCATTTAAAGTTTAAAGTAAACAAAATTAGGCTAAGTTAATCCTACCATTGGATTCCCTTGTATTTGACTTCCATACTATTTATAGATAGGATATATAATACTTGTTTGTTGAAATAGTAAACGACCTCTCATTAGAACGGTTAAACCGAATCTTATTCTAAACTTGTGTGTCGGTGCGTCGAGCCACCGAGCCTGCACTACACTTCTTTTTTAATTCCGACTAGCGTTTACGTTAGTTAATCAATAACAATTTCAAAAAGGTAAACAAATGGAAAAAATTAATATTAATGCACTTGCGAACAATCGCAAGCCACTATCTAACATAGGAGCTCTCTTTGGGTGTCAATATTTCAAAGCAGAATTGCGTGAACATGACACCAATTTCATTAAGCGTGAACTACAAACTAAGCAGAACGGTAACGTTGATTTGATGCCTAATAGGACAATTCATCGTTATCGCATGACAGACTTTGATGTTGTAAACATCAACTTCGTAACCAACCCCGATGGTAGCAATTCTGTTATCTTCAATATGGGAACGGACGATGAGGTTGTGCTGCCTGTTGACAGCAACATGACGCAAGTAGGTGAGGTTAACGAAAACGCACTGAAAGAGTCATTGCGTGGTGACAACAAGAATGTTATCTTCGCAAACCCTGAAAACTTGGCTGCGATGCTCAATCGCATGAACCAAGCTGAAATCAATCGAGCAGAAGGCTTGATTAAAGAGCTAGAAACTGCAATTAAGCAGGCTCGTCGAGCAATAGACGAAAACCAGAAGAAGGTTGAAACGTACATGTCTCAGATGGTGAACTCTACTCCCGCACCTGTGTCGCGTGGAACAGAGGTTAACATTAACATCAAAACGACTGAGGAGTAAGACTGATGGAAAAGCTTGTTTCGGAATCGAGCAAGCTGTTAATCCAGGTATTGATGACTGACCCCAAAATATCAGAGAAAATACTTGAAAACTCGACGGAGTCTGATAAGTATAAAAACTGTTCTATTCTAGAATCTGGTACCATTGTTCTAGGTAAAACAAACTGTATTTGGTGGAACAAACTCATCAACTGTCAGGACAAAATTCCTTTTGACAGTTTTGCTCTAAAAGTATGGGACGCGCTAGTCGATATGTCTAGCGGTCTCAACAACAAGGCTATTCTCAACGGTTTATCCTTAGAGATAGTAAAGAAATCCATTCGTAGCAAAGACTACGATTGTGTAGTACGACGCTTATTTGATTGCTGGTCACACGTAGCTCAGAAAAGTGCTGGATACCAACAAACGGAGACCTTGGGAGAGGGTAAAGGCCTGGTGCCCCATTCGTTTGACAATCTTTCATTTAATGAGAACCGTGAGATTACAATTAACATAAACGGTATAAGAAAAACAATTCCTTTTGTAGATAGTATTGGAGACAAACTCAACATTGAGTTAGAAACAGGAATAATAGGTTTTCGGAACTTGAATTAGCACTCACTGCGGTCAGGGGTGTATGTGAATTGTACCGAAGGTTAAGCTACACCCAGCTAACAATTAACGAATACTAAACTTCTTATTTCGCCAATTAAGAGTTATATCCAAAACAAAACATTATATTAGTTATTCCATTCTCTGCGGAGAAAGGGGGGGATTACTCCTGCGGAAAGTGCCTCCCCGCGGAACAACTTTATAATATATTAGGTGCGACTCCTAATAAAGGAACAAGGTAAAGCGGTTTTCAAATTCATGTATTATTATTTTTAAGTTTAACATCAAAAATTATTAAATCATGAATAAGAACATCAATTTGAACTCTGCAAATATTATTAACATTCGTAAGGAACTAGACACTAATATTACTAAGTATTGGAAGATTATCCGTACTGAAAATGTAATATCTAAGAAGGCTAAGGCCTCAGGTCTAGGTTCTGGTTATGACCTGAAAGCTCTATACAACGAAATAACACAGATGGCTGAAAAACGTATCATTATTAAGGCAATGTTGAATTACCTTAACAATGGAATTACGACTTTCGACTATGAAGAGTTTAAGAAGACCAACAATTATAGCATTTTTGCCGCTGGTGAAGCGAAGGAAGCTATTGCTCAGTTGAAGATGATTTCTACAATTAACCCTTCTGAAAAGGCTAAAAAGGGCAAAAATGGTCTTTCTAAGACAGAAACGTTTACTTCTGCAAAGATTGCACAGCTTATTAAGGAACAACAAATGTTGGCTAATAAGTTTGATGCAAACCTAAAAGAATTTAACGACCACACAGCAATTGAAATAAAAGACGACTATATTGCTGACAAATTTAAGATTTACGCAGCTTTGTAATACAAACTATGAAAAAACTTATGGTTTTCGGGCCAGCTTTATGCGACAGTTCGACTCTGTCTAAGTTTACAACGCGTTTAAGGCTATTTTAAGCGCTTCTGTGCCACTCAAATTTATTTTTGGACTAATCTATTGATTTGTTGATTTGAGTGTCTTAAAACGAAAATAAACAGTATTAAACATTATCAAAATGAAAAACGAAATGCAACCAAAAGGGTATAGTTTCCTCGTTAACTATAAAAACATTAAGAAAAAACGAGAGAAGTTTCTTAAAAAAAGTTTCAGTGGACATAAAAACACTAAACGAAAAACTCCTTGGTATATGCTTACTAGTGGTAAACAATACAACTATGAAGAACGCCAGGAGTCGTGGGGTACACAAACGGACTATTTCAGAGTAGATTCAGAGATGAAAGAACTTACGAAAAAGAACAGTATCTTATGGGGGGTAAGGGGGGAGTGTAAACTAGAACTTTATACTAAACACAAGCTAAATAAATGGATTAAACGCAATCCTAAGCCGTGTGATGATAGAGATTTATTTGCAAACCAGTACTTACCTGAATGGGAAAATCGTAAAAAAGAAGCATTACAACGTATAGAAAAACAAGTTAAAGCAACATATGTTTTCAATTCTATACGTTTTAGAATATATTCAGACATTAATAATGGGTCTAATTATTCACAACATATTGCTGAAATTAAAATAAAAGAGTTAGCAACAAAAAGCATAAACGACATGGATATTAACAGTAAACCTATGTTACGAATTAAATCAATTGTAGATAAACATCGCACAAAAGGTTTTATTTCAGCATGGTTTTACGATAAAGTTAATAGCTGTGGACGAATAATAATATAAACAACAAAGATAGGTAAATATACGCTGATAATGGTCTACATCAGCCTTAAAGTACACGTGAAACATAAGTAGCAATACGTAATAATTCTTTAAGTAAACTTATCATAAACTTATAGATACGTAAAGTGAATTGACCATCGAATGATTAGCGTGTGAAGCAAGTACAAGTTCCGTAATAAGTACGGTAATCAAATTCTATGTACTGTTTTGCTAGATGCTTATGAAAGTATATTTGTTGTTTGGCTCTTCGACGGGAGAGCATTTGGAGAAGTGGCAGAGTGGTTAAATGCAACGGTCTTGAAAACCGTCGGTCGGTAACACGGCTCGTAGGTTCGAATCCTACCTTCTCCGCGCAGAGAGACATAAGTCTCAATGTAACATTTAATAAATTCAAACAACAAAAAGATGAAAAAAATCAATTTTGTAAAAGTGTTTGTTCTAGGTATGTTAGCATCCATTGTGGTCTACATTACAGGAGCAGCTGTGTACAACTATGGTTCTGTTCTTCAACAAGACAGTCCAGAGGTTAAACAAGTAATAACGGAGGTTGATAGTCTTCCAGCGAAGAATGTCAGAGTTACAGACTTACGTGAAGTACTTGACTCAACTGGTGAGTATAAACCAGTGCAGTTGCTCTATTATGACACAGACAGCACAAAGCGAATTATTCAATTAAATGTTGAAAAGAAGTGGTGGAAGTACCACGTCAAAGACTATGTGATAAAACACTAAGTCTTAGTTTATAGCAATTTGAGCGTGGGAGCGCGCACCACCTGAGGGGTATAGGAGCTGTAATAAATCATTTACAGACCACCTTGGTAGTTTACATGCGGTAAGAACTGGATTGTTATAAACATTTGGAAGATTGGGTGAGTGGCTTAAACCAGCAGTTTGCTAAACTGTCAGTCAGAAATGGCTCAGAGGTTCGAATCCTCTATCTTCCGCATAATTTAGACTCTTGAAGCAATGATTATACGAAACAAAACCGTCATTACTTATGACATAGAAGTTTTCCCTAACGTATTTCATTGTACGTGTAAAGATACAGAAACAGGTCGATTATACTTTTTTGAGTTAAGTAATAGAAAGAATCAGCTAAGAGAATTAGTTGATTTTTTTCATATTAATACTTATCTATTTTGTGGATATAACAATAAACACTTCGATGATGTAGTTATAAACTATATTATTGATATAATTAACGTAATAGAAACAAAATCTCGATTGAGAGTAGCTGAATCTATTTTTAATCTTTCACAAACAATAATTACGTCTGAGGAAGACATTAGTCCATTTAAGAAGTGGAAGTACATGTATAATTTTGCTTCTATGGACTTACTTACAATGCAATTTAGTTCAAAATTACGTGTGGGCTTAAAGGAAATGCAAGTAACTATGCATTATCCTAACGTAAAAGAATATGCAGGAGATTTTAACGACAACTTGGCAGATTCTGAAATTGACGAAATGATTGCATACAACATTAATGATGTTGATTCTACTACGGAGTTATTAAACAGATTAAAATCTGATATAGAATTACGAGAATATATACGACAAGAATATGACATTGATGCATTATCTATGGATGGTGTTAAGATTGGTGAGACTTTACTATTGAAAAAGTATTGTGAAGCTACAAATCTAGACAAAGAATATGTGAAAACATTAAGCAGTCCAATGGATTATATTGCATTAAAAGATGTAATATTACCTATCGTACAATTTAAAAATCCGATTTTAAAAGACGTTCTTGACGAGATGAAAGCCCAAGTCGTCTACACAAAAGAACGCAAAGGCTATGAGAAGAAGTTTGTTCTCTCAAATGTGTGCTATTCTATTGGAGTAGGAGGAATACATTCTATTCATACTCCTAGAATCTTCACTCCTAATGCAGATGAATACATTGGACACAGCGATGTAGCATCAATGTATCCGTCCTTTATTATACAATACGGATGGATACCACAACATTTAGGTAAAGATTTTTGGCAGGTGTACAGCGCAGTTTACAATGAGCGCATAGAAGCCAAACGTATCAAACAGAAGTTGAAGGATAAAGTATTAAAGCTTTCCTTGAACGCTGTTACGGGGAAAATGCAACAAGAGACAAGTTGGATGTACGACCCATTGTCAGTATTTAAAATACGAATTAACGGACAATTAGTCCTGTTAATGTTAGTGGAGCGTCTATTAGAGTTAGGTTGTAAGATTGTACAAGTTAACACTGACGGAGTGGTGTATATTGCGAAAAAAGACAAAGCCGAACAAGTAGGGCAGAGTATTAGAGAAATAGAGCAATTGACACGCTTGTCATTTGAAACAGATAGATACGAAGCGTTTTATCAGTACGCAATTAATGATTATTTCGGTGTCATTGATGGTTTCTCTCAGTCTAGGGACAAGAAACTGATAGAAAAGAAAGGTATGTTTATCACCAGCACCAACCTTGGGAAAGGGTTAACTCCAACCGTAATACCAAAGGCGGTGATAAACTATTTTGTAAACAAAGAACCAGTGTCAGAATTTATTAAGAAAGATGAAAACATCTGTGACTTTCTTATGGCACAAAAATGCGACAGAAAGTTTAAAGTTATACATGGAGAAAAGCCTGTACAACGTATTAATAGATTTTACGCATCAACGAATGATTATTCGTTATTTAAAGTTTCACCAGAAGGAAAAGAGATTAATATGCTCACAAAATCTGGTGTAACAATCTTGAACCAATTCGATAGTAAGCCGATAGGGGAGAGACATCTAAACTATCTATATTATATTAGTGAAGCGAAGAAAATTATTCACGCTTTTGAATGTAGACAGTTAGATTTATTTAATGATTAACTCGGTAACCTTAGAGTATAAGAGAATGATTATTGAAATTAACACAAAGCTTCTGGATATTCCAGAAAAAATAAATTTGAATCAATTACTTTTCCTAAGTATGGTATTGGATAAGAATCAAAAAGCCAATAATCAAGACGTCCGCCGAATTGTCAGCCTTATCGACGATGACGAAATATCATGCTTAGTTCAACAAGGACTGCTCACCTCGATAGAGAGAGGTGGGTCAATTACATACAAAGAAACAGACAAGTTGCTCAACTATATTAAACCTAGTAAAGCTTATTTTGACTTATTCTTTGAGATGTACCCAGTTTATGTAGATAGACCAGATGGAACGAAAGGTTACCTTCGAACTAATATACATAAATGCAGACATTTATATAATACCTACGTTGGTAACAGCCAAACTATGGCGGAACACATCAACAAATGCCTTGAAAAAGAGTTAGCTAAAAAAGCTCAACAAGGCAAATTAGGTTATATGAAGACTATGTGGAGATGGTTAGTTGACCATCAGTGGGAAGAAATTGAAGAAGAAATGCGCCACGAAGAAACAACCCAGACACAATCCTATGGAACAGAACTTATCTAAGCTCATTAGACCTATGTCTAGTGTAGCACAAGAAGCTATAAATTATATTGAAGGTAGAAAAAATCACGATATAGATTCTTTAAAAACAAGATGGGAGAAGTTCAATAAGCAATGTATGGGTGGTATTGAACCTAATACGGTTTATACTATCGCAGGTATTTCTGGAAGCGGTAAATCAAGCGTTACAAACTTGATGCAAACCGATGTAATTGATTTAAATAAGGATAAAGATATTATTATACTTAATTTCTCATTAGAGATGGTTGGATTTAGGCAAGTTGGAAGGACGCTATCTAATAAACTTAGAAAAACGACTTCGACTCTGTATAGTTCTGAAAAGGACCTAGATGACAAAACTTTTAGTGAAGTCATTAAAGTTTCCAATCAGTTAAAGCAGTATCCTATCTACTTTGTAGATGTACCAGTTACTGCCACACAAGTAAGTGAAATAATAAAAGAGTTCTATGAATCGTACGTAAAAGGTACGAATAAATACTTCATTATATTCTATGACCATACTTTATTGACAAAACAAGTAGGTTCGGTTATAGAAACAATTAGTGAACTTGAAAAAGTATTCATTCAAGCGAAAAAATATCCTCTCACTTCGGTTATACAAATAGCTCAAATGAATAGAAACATAGAAACTCCTGAACGAATTAACAACTCGTTACATCATTATCCTATGAGAAGTGATATTTCTTCATCAGATGCAGTATTTCAAGCAAGCGATTATGTATTCGTAATCCATCGACCAGAAATATTGAACATACAAGAATATGGTCCAAACGCTTTACCTACTTATAATAAAGTATACATGCATTTACTTAAAAATAGAGATGCAGGTAAACCATGTATACTAGAATTTGAAAACGACCTAGCGTTCAATAATCTGATTGAGAGTTAATACTGCATTAAGTATTAACATTTTTATTAGGCTGACATATATGAAACTTTACACATTCAATTTTACTTCTACCAACAACAGTAAGCAAACCAAGAAGACTAACAACTTTCCCAAGTATGCTAAACAAACAGACTATTCTAAGATTCTTGATAATATTATACTTAATAATGTAATTAATACAAACACATATTTGACCAAAACAGCCACAGATAAGGCAGTAGAAGAAGCATTCAAGGCAAATACGAGTATTAAGTATGGTCTAAGCACGTACGCTGCATATCTTGTAAATCTTATTAAGTCAAAGACAAACTTTCCGTTTAAGTTTGGTAAGAAGTATATCACAAACAACGGAACTATTATCATTTTCTACGATGATGAAGTTCAGATTGGAACTGACATTTATTCATACGAAGAGTTTGAAGACGAACTGTTCCTAAACAACTTGGAGCAACCTAAGAAGAAGATTATTATCGACATCTTTGCTCCTGGTAAAAACATTTCAATTAACATTAAGAAATAATATACATGTTAGTATTACCTACAACGAAAATTCCAGCTAAGTCTACAAATCCGAAGTATTTAATTATATACGGATTACCTAAATCTGGCAAAACGTCAGCAGTAGCACAGCTAGAAAATAATTTGATTATAGACCTAGAAGGCGGTTCTACGTTTATTGATGCAATGTCAATACAATGTAGAACTATAAGCGAATTAGGCGAAGCTGCACAAGCAATTCGCGCTAAAAATGAAGAAGTAGGAAAAAACTTTTACAAACATATAACCATTGACAATGCTACGCGTTTAGAAGATATTTGTCTATCGTTCGCAGCACAACTCTGAAATTTGGAGCATTAGGTAGAAATATTTAATGAAAATCCCTTGAATTTCTGAAACCTCTTTTCCTAATAGTACGTTATATATGTATTATTAAGAATAAGAAAATCAGAAGCTAAGCATTATGAAAAAAGAAACACAAGAAAAATATATAGGAAAAACATTCGGTGTAATACAAGTATTAGGAATTGACCACGAAACATATGATAAACAAAGACAAGTAAAAAGAACGTATTTTAAAGTATTTTGTAACAGATGTAAACAATATAGTATTTTAAGAGCGGATTCATTATTTGTATTTGGAAGAAAAGGAAAACAAGATAGAAAAAGCTGTAAATTATGTTACGCAGATTTACAAAAAGAAATCGCAGATAATAAATATGCTGCAACAAGACATTTTCGTAGAAGAATTGGTTCTATAAAAGGAAACGCAAAATGTAGAAAAATAGAATTTAATTTATCAAACGAGGATGTGTATAAATTAATAAATTCGTCTTGTTTTTATTGTGGAATGGAAAATTGTGACGGAATAGACCGAATTGATTCAAAAAAAGGGTATGAATTAGACAATTGTGTACCTTGTTGTAAAACATGTAATTTAATGAAAAATAAATTTACAACGGACGTCTTTTTTGATAAAATAAAAAGAATATATATTTTACATCATAATGAAAGTTCAACGACTATCTCGAAAGAGAGTACACTACAAGCCAACGGTAGTGGAAGTGGGGGACTCCTGACTGTTTAATTACAAAAGGAGATGATATAGTCTAATCTATATGGTAACATATAGCAGCGAAAGCGTACTGTAAGTTGCGAATACAGTAGAATATAAATGATAGGAAAACCGAACTTGGAAAGAACTGGAAAGGAGATGACGTAACAACGTTACCTCGCGGTGCTGGATATAAGTATCTACGAGACGCGGTTAAAAAGGTTATAGATATGTTTAAAGACTTGTGTGATGAGTTCATTCTCATCGGGCACGTCAAAGATAGCATTATCGAGAAAGATGGCGAAGAAGTGACCGCTAAGGAGATAGACCTTGTCGGCAAACTTGGTAAAATTATATGTGGATTATCTGATGCAGTAGGATACATATACCGCAAGGGAAATGAAACCCATATCTCTTTTAAAGGAGGTACAGATGAAACTATAATGGAAGCAAGAGCTAAGCATATTGCTGGTAAAGATATAGTAATCGCCACTGGAAACGAAGATGGTTCTATCACTACGTATTGGGATAGAATCTATAAAGATTAAAAACAAATTTAGAACTTATAAGTCAATAATTATGTACAATACGAAAACAGCCGTAACACAAGAGCAAGAATTTACTTCTGCTTATATGCCCGCAGGTATTAACGAAAACGTAACTTTGAAAGAAGTAAATGTGCGTAAATCGCCTACGGATAAAGATTTTTTAGAGTTTATCTTCGAAGATGTTGACGGAAAAACCGCTAGCATTACAGAATGGAAAAACGAAAAGAACATGTGGATTAAAACCGACGAAGATTTGCAACGTCGAGATGATTTGCAGTTCGGTCGTATTATGCAGATTATAAACTGCTACTATCCTGCAATCGAAGGTTCTTTTAGTACCTTTAAGGAGATGATTGATTGGGTTAAGAAACAACTAGACCCGATGATTAATACAAAGAAAGCTTTGCGTCTAAAAGTAGTTTACGATAATCGTAACTACACAAAAGTATCATCTAATGGTATCTTTGTAGAGCCAATGACAGTAGAAGACTCTAAAATTAAGAAGTTTGCTCGCGACACTTTCGAACGACAAATTGTAGCTGACGAAGAGTCAAAACAAACGGTAGCAGCTGATAGTGACCTGCCTTTCTAAAACTATCCAGTTAAGGGTTCTGTAAAAACCCAACTGACACGAATGTGGAACTACAAAAAAGTTGATTAATCATAGGTTTCTTATTTATTGTTGTATTGTAGTAGAGGGGTTCGATTCCCCTCCGTGTCACCAAACAGAGTGTTTTTATAAAACGTTTTGTTTGTGAAACTTAGTATTAGTTTCAGGCAATAGTCTTGGAGATTTCTTTGTAAAAAGATTAGCGGTTCGATTCCGTGTATTGCCACTAACTTAAATTATTTCATATGAAATTTAAAATTAAAAAGATTGATTACGGAGAAGGTAATGTTCATTATGTTATATTAAAGCGAAATTGGCTAGGATTATATGTAAAATTCTTCTATAAAATAAATGGATACCATATATATGAATGGAATGATGTATGTATGAAGCAATTCAATCGAAAAATACTACATTTAACACAAATGGCGTTCGATGAATGCATTATATTAAAACATCTACTTGGTTATAGTGTATTAGACTATTTTACTGACATAGATGCAGCAAAGCATTTTATCAGACTAGTTATAAAATATAATAAGAAACGTAAAAAAATAACATATGAAAAATATCCGTAATTTTCAGGTAATAGCTTCAGAAGCCTCTTCATAAAAGGAGAGTATTGGTTCGACTCCAATGTTACCACAACATGCAGTCTGGTGTAATTAACCCAAGTTAGAATGTGTACAATTCGATGCGGGTGGAGTATGAAAAGAAAACAAGTAGAAGTAGAAAAACTCGCGAATAAGTATATTTTAAAAGTTTTCAAAGTAATATCTTGCAGACCATCTATGAGGATGGAGGTTGGAGATAACAAGTTTATCTACTGCATTATGGGGGTATTTGGCTTTGATTTTAGACGGAAGATATGTAAGCATGTAGAGCTTGTAACAGCTCTTAAATATAGTTACAATAAAATTAACCGACAACGTTATTTTGTCAATTGCAGCTTAATTGAATAATAGTAAATTTAGCGCACATTACACAGAACCACCCAAAGTAACTGTATATGTAATGTAATTATTTGGGATTCAAAATGTTTCTTCATAATTTTAAGCATGTCGAAAACATATAATAACTCTGAAAGACGTGGGTTCGAATCCCACTACCTCCACAAGGCCATTCTTTTGCGTTTTAAGCGCTTAATACAGCTCTCTAACACATTTCATCACCTCCCAGTGTTGAGTGGCTTAGAACAAAAAAGAATGGCTAATTAGAGTAATAATATAGGAACTAGGAAGGTTCGAATCCTTCATTACTCACACTAACTAAGAACTTATAAGTCAATGTATAGTACAAAAACCGCAATAACCATGAGTTTACGGGATTTGTTGTCTATGTTAGACGATGAAAGCATTTACACTTATTATTTAGGTTCTATTAAAGTAAATAAGCTAATTAATTCACCTCTAAGAGATGGAGATAAAAATCCATCATTTGCAATATTTAGAGGAAAAGAAGGAGGTTTATTTTTTAAAGACCACGGAACTGGCGAAGGAGGTAACTCATTTAAATTCGTTAAGTTGATGGCCAAAATAGATACACGAGAAGAGCTAGAAAAAGAACTTCTACGTATAGTCAAAAAAACTAATCCAAGTATGATAGTAAAAAATCATACGTATTCTACGGTAGAACATATAGTAGACATAGGAATAGTGAGACAACCGTTTACGGAAGTAGATAAGAGGTTTTGGAAGCAATTTCATATATCTCTTAATACTTTACGTAAATATCAAGTTTTTAGCATTAAATACTTTCTTTGTAATAGAATCGTCAAAGGAATCTACAAAGAAGATAGTCCTATGTATGCATATAAAGTGTTAGATAAGTTTAAGATTTATCGACCACTAGCGTCGAAGTATACTAAATGGCGTTCGAATCTGACAAATTCGCATGTTCAGGGACTATCCGAAATACCTATCGACGGAGGTAATCTACTAATAATCACAAAATCATTGAAAGATGTTATGTGTTGTTATGAGATGGGATTTAATGCAATAGCTGCTTCAAGTGAAACTTCTTTTATACCAGAAGATATATTAGAAGACTTAAAAAATAAGTGGAAAAATATTGTAATACTATACGATAGAGATAAAACAGGGATGTTGAAGGCTAGACAATATAGTAAACAGTATAAATTAGATGCATTTTTTATTCATAAAAGATTTAAAGCAAAAGATTTATCTGATGCAATAAAACTAAATGGATTTGACCAAGTAAACAAATGGTTATCAAAAACATTAGAAAACTATGTTTAATTTTATTTTATTAACGTTTGTTGCTTTACTCGGTAGTGGACTAGGTTGTTATTTATATGACGAACTAGTATGCTGGAAAGCAATAAAAACAAAAACGATAAAAGTTCAACTCTTCGAAGGACAAGTACACTCTTTTGTTAGTGTACTAAATAAAAAATCAAATGAGATAATTAATGTCTATTTTGATAAAGACGGAGCTTATTCTGTAAAATATGCGAGGTCAAGGGAGAGTTAAAAATGCGACAAGAGTCGATAAGTATGGTCTACGTTTCCGTAGTAAACTCGAATGCTATACTTATGAAGCTTTTATGAAAGCAGGGATACCTGTTCAATATGAGCCAAAGCATTTTGAACTATTGCCTAAGTTTGAATACATGGGTGAAAAAATTCGAGCTATTACATATCTACCAGATTTTATCGGGAAAGGATTTGTAGTAGAGTGTAAAGGATTAATTGGCGACAGTTTCCCTTTGCGTTATAAACTTTTCAAATACTACCTGAAAAGACACAACAGTAAAATGAAGTGTTATTTAGTGAGAAATCACAAACAGGTAGACGAAATGATTCAAGAATTATTAAATCAGAAATCATGCAAAAAAACTTCATAAAAAACGGAGACGAAATAAGATTTAAGGACAACATTCGTGGTGAAGAATATTCATTAGAAAATAGCAAAGTATATAAGGCCGACATCGACGAGTATGGCGAAATCATTTTAGTTAGAATGCCAAACTTTATAATGCCTAGCAAAATATATAGTACGGAAAGGAATAATACTTTTAAACAAAAAGTATTAAACCAGTATGAAAATATGAACAAAGGTGTATTGGGTGTAATGTTATCTGGTCTTAAAGGTTCTGGTAAAACAATTATGGCAAAACAAATTGCTTTGGAGTCAACTCTTCCTATCATATTAATTGATAAATATTTCCACCCGAAAGATTTTAAAGAAATGATAAAAATGCTGGAAGACATACCAGTTTGTATCATATTCGATGAGATAGATAAAGTTGGAGATAGATACGATATGGAAGTATTGCTTTCTATGATGGACGGAACTGATACGTTTGGAAATATACTGCTACTTCTTACATGTAACGATGAAAGTAAGATAGACGAGAACATGAAAGACAGGTGTTCTCGAATACGTTACTGGAAATCTTTCAATGAAACACCGAAAGATGTAATCAAAGAAGTAGTTAAGGATAAACTTCAAAACAAAGAGTTAGTTGAGTTGGTTGTTAATTTCATCGAAAATAACTTTGACAAGTTGATATTTGACAATATCTGTGCATTTATTGATGAGGTTAATATGAATCCAAATATCTCATTTAATGAATTGTTCGAAGACATGAACCTNGGTTGGAGATAGGTATGATATGGAAGATTTACTTTCTATGTTAGACGGAACTGATACGTTTGGAAATATATTGCTATTTCTTACATGTAACGATGAAAGTAAGATAGACGAGAACATGAAAGATAGGTGTTCTCGAATACGTTACTGGAAATCTTTCAATGAAACTCCAAAAGATGTAATCGAAGAAGTAGTTAAGGATAAACTTCAAAACAAAGAGTTGGTTGAGTTGGTTGTTAATTTCATCGAAAATAACTTTGATAAGTTGATATTTGACAACATTTGTGCATTTATTGATGAAGTTAACATGAATCCAAACATTTCATTTGATGAATTGTTCGAAGACATGAACCTTACTCCGAAAGAATAATGGAAATATTAATTCCATATTACGAGGATAAAACTCGTATATCCAATAGCAACATAGGCTGGTTCTTAAACAAAGGGCCAGCATTTTTGCATTCTATGTTGAATGGTGAAGCTAGTGGGGAAAATACACCTCAACTAGCACTTGGTAGCATGATACATGAGTATCTATTACAGCCAGAAGAGTTCCATAAACACTATTTAGTGTGGGACAAAAGTAGACCTTCATCTGCACAACAGGAGAAGTTCTGTCAGGCATTAGTTGCTACCACTGAAATAGAGCCAAATAAAGTCGTTCTAAGCGCTTATAAAGAAGCGTATAGTACAACAGGAAGGTCGGATGAAAAGATGTTCTCAGAGGGGCTTAAAATAGCCTCTACGTTGAAGGATTATATAGACTTCTTAAAACAAAAAGACGAGCGTATCTTAATCTCACCATATCAAGCTTCACAGCTAATGAAAATTAGCGAAAATATATGGAAACATAAAAAAGCAAAAACGCTTCTCCGAGTCCCTTGTGAGGTCAGAAAAGCGTATGGCGAAGCTCCTTTTATAGAAGAAGGAAAGCTACAATCAGCATTATATCATGAGTTCCACATAAACTGGGAGTTCATGGACGTGAACTGTAAATCTTTACTTGACAGTTTATACCTCGATTTTGAAAATAAGAAGTGTATACTGATGGACCTAAAAACCACAGCAAAGATTAATAAGTTTGAGGAAAGTATGAAAGAATACGATTACCTTAGACAATTATGTTTTTATACAAAAGCTATTGAGTGGTACTTAGAGAACGAACTTAACGAAGAGCCAGGAGAGTGGCTATTTGAATGGTATATTATAGCCATTGATACCATAAGTGATAATAGTATACGTGTATTTTGTTTTACAGAAGACCAAGTATATAGTAGACTAGACACAATAGAACAAGCACTAAAAGACATAAAGTGGCATCAAGACAATACTCTCTGGACATACAGAAGAGAGTATTATGAAGGTGATGGCGCTGAACAATTAAATTTATAATCAGAATCTATGAATCAGAATTATATGACACAAGAAGAGGTTTTAAACGATAGTTTAGTTAATGCTACAATTGAAGCAGAAGCTGATAATATAGAAGCAGCTGCAATGTTAACTGAATTAGCTGACAACGATGTTATTGACGAAGAGTTGTTAACAGAAGAAGGAATCGCTCAACAAAGTGATTTATTTAGAACCATCTTAAACAAAAAGTAAGTGGATGTAAAAGATAAAATTATATGCTCTTACATATTTGAATTTAGTGAACTTTTTAAAAAGAAGTGTTTGTATTACAAACTAATAGCTTTACAGAATAAAACCGAAATATCGTTTTATTTTAACATTCAGTCTTTACTACAATTAAATAATATCCGTAGAGAAATAAAAAAGAATGAATTGTTTATATCAGAAAGTGTTAGAAATGGATGTTTGTGTTTTACATTTAAAGTAAAAGATAAACATACTTATACGCTTAGATATTTAGTAAAATTGTTATCGCTAGATTTAAGGTTAAAAAGAATTTGTTAGTTAGTGTATATGAAAAAGCCCCGAACTGCTCACAACGAGTAGTCGGGGCTTTATTTTTATCTAAACATTTGTAATAAGTATGGGTCGTTTTCATCGACTTTACTTGTGTTCATAATTTGGTTTTCCATATAAGAACGCTTAGATTTAGAATTTTTAACTTGTTCATATAAATTATGTGCTGGTAAAAACTTAAACATAGCTTTATCTGTTTTATTCCAACCTTTATATGCACCTCGTTTTACTAAATCTTCATCTTCATCTTCTTCATTATTAAATAAATCTTTATAGTTTTGTGACGGGTCAAATAGCAACTCTCCGCGTGGAGACACTAAATTAATAGTGCTTTTCGTAGCTTGTTGCGCCAAATCGCTCACTTTATCAGTAAGTGACGTACTTGCTGTTGGTGATTTAATTGCACTCATAAATTCACTACCTCTATATGGGGTATATGACTCCCATTGGAAAGACCTAGCTATATAAGCAAGCATTTGTTTCCACCACGCTTCATCGTCATCGTCTGCCCATTTACAAATAAGATTTACCACTGGGGTAATTAACAAATTGTAAATCGCCAATTCTAGTATTACTTGTTTGATATTCTTTTTGTTTGAGCGTGAAAGTAAATATTGTTGTTCAGTATCTCCTTTACTTATATGTTCATTATACAATTGTTTTAAAGATTTTTTCTGTAATAAACCTTGTTTTTGATATTTGTGTGCACGATTTCTGATAAACATAGCTGTACCTATACCTATAAGAGAGCCGAGAGGACCTCCAAATGCACCTCCTAAAATAGCACCAGAAGCAGCTCCTGCATAGATATTATTCTACATTAGGTCTCTAACAATGTTAAATACTGTTCTAAATTGACCATTTTTATACATCTATGTATCATAATCGTATACACGCTCTCCAAATCTTTCTTGTATAATCATAGGTAAGAACTACCTGTGAATTAGAATAAAAGAACCTATCCAAGATTGTGTAACAGCAGCTCGTTGTGTTTCAGTAGGCATACCATCGGCAGCTTCTGCAAACTTTTGAGCCCTTATTTTAACGATAAATTCAGCAGCTTCATATGCTTTCTTATACTTATCTTCTACTTCTAATTTACCATCCTTAGCTGTTAAAACAGAATACATAGATTTACCTTGTTTCCATTTCTATAACAGCTGTTTGTACTTTTCTTCACCTAATCTAAATCTACGATTGTGTATATCTTCCTGTGACATAAATTGCCCATCAACATACCTAAAAGACATAACAGTAGCTACCGATATTTGTGCTTTTGAATAATAGTCTTGTGCTGTAAGAAAGCCGAAAGTTTTATTTTCATTAATTGCATTTATTAACTTTGAACGATTTGATAGTCTATATTTTTTTTCAAACATTTCCATCATATCTAGACGTTCAAGTAATAATTGTAATTTATCGTTACTATTTCTACTTTCTATATATCCAAGACCGCCACCATTTTTTAACACATGTAAAGTAACTTCCCTAAATGCAGCCATACCTTCGCGAACTGTATATTTCTAACCAGTGAGCTGATTTATAAAGTGAGAGTATTGTGATGTTAGAAAACCAACAGCAGCTACTTTTGGGTTAAGTCCTAAGTTAATTGCCGTAGTTACATTTTTTACACCAGAAGCTATTTTAGCCAGTTTGTTTGATGTTTTCTTCTTATCATACATAAACATCTCCATGAACTTCTATGCTTCATGAAATGTTCTAGAATCTTTTTGAACCGTTTTGTTACTAAATTGCCCACCAGTTCTAAAATGTTGATTTTCTAAGAAGTCGACGAGCGCTTCACATGTATCTCTAATTTCTAACCTCTAATTGTATCTACAAGACATTTTTACATACCTTTGTAACATACCTATTAAATCCGCAGAAATCTGTGACGGATTTTCTAGCTACCTGGTATAATATTGCGGTATAATACCAAATTGTCTTCCGTCTGGATATTTACCAACAGCAATAGTATGTGTGTCTGTGGTATTACCTTCTGAATCTACATCATCAGCCGCTTCACCAGAACCTAAGTTTAAATAGTCTTGTGGAGCTATATTGATACCAACGGATTCTTTCAGATATTCTTTTGTTATTTCTAACTTTTGCCCAATTGGCTGACGTTTTATACGCCTATAAAGAGTACCAGTCTCCTATGGCATAAGATATTTATCTGAATATTGACGGTTTGTCTGCTTAGCGTTAGCAAATTCCATAACCTCTAAACATGCTTCATAAAGTGCATTTAATCTAGGATTTTTCTTTATTTTATTATATTGTTTAGAGTTATCGTATACATTATGTTTAGGTAATTCCGACCTACCAGTTCCATCTTCATGAAAGTTTTTATTCAATAAAGCATTATCTTCTGTTTTCTCAATCCAATATTGATTTGGTTGATATTCCATGTATTTTTCTTTATCTATTGCCTAAGCTTTCTATAACCATTTATATGGAGAAAATTCTTCTAATAGTGTAATGTAATTCACATTAATATTACCATACCCATACAGCATAGCTTGATATAGGTTATAGTCATTGTCTGCTGCTTCCCACAACTTTGTCTATAAGTCTTTGTAATAATCAGTATCTACAAATTCTATAAACTTAGAAAATACTTCTTTATATTTATCACTTAGATTTTTTAAAGATTTAGATTCTGATATTTTTTTCCTACGAATTTGATACATTTGTTCATATATCTAATTTAGCAGGTTTTTAACAGACTCTGGCATCAATTCATTGTTGACTTCACCGTTTGGTGATTTAAATGGCTTTAACAGCTAATCTGAACGCTCTTTTAGGTTATTGTATTCTTCACCATAGTCAATATTCTATGCGTGCATAATACGTTCTATTTCTTTAAATACAATAGCGTCTCCGTTTTCATCTTTTTTGAATACAAGCTGTGAATTGCGAGAGTTCCACTTGTTAAATGTAACTTCGTCAAACTCATTATCTTCGCCTCGTTGCCATTTAGAAAATTCGGTCTTTCCGCCACACTGTTCTATAATTGTATCGAATGCTACTTGCCAATCTTTTGTGTTTTTTGTGACGGATTTCTTAGGGTCCTGACCGTGTTTTTTTCTAATATTGTCTAAGTCTGCACGCAACTATTGAAGCTGTTTAGCTATCTCATACTCAACAGTACCTTCTATCTTTTTATTTCCAAAGAAATCATAATCAGAGTAAAGTAGTTGTTTATTTCTCCTTAGCTTTTCTAATTGTTCAAAATCATCATCTGATAGTTTGTCAAGATGAATATTGCCGTTTTCATCTTTTATACCTGGCTTATTTAATATTGAGTTTATAGCCTCGTTGTGTGACGATAGAGCCTCCTTTGTAAAGTAATCAACCTTTGCCCATGCGTCATAATATTCATCTATAAACTTTCTATCTGTATGTTTCTTTTTCCAATCGTTTCTTAACTTCTACCACTCTTTAAATGCTTCACTATTTTCTTTTGGCGGAACACGATTATCATCTTCAAGTTTTAGATTGTATTTTTTATTAATAGCTCTATTTACTTCTAATATGTTTGCTTTATCTGCTTTTTGAAAATTACCATAATTTAACTAAGCAACAAATCTACCAGTTGGTAGACCATCTTCATCTAATTCATATAAATCCTACAAGCTTTCACCTACCTATAAATCCGCTGCAAGTTTAGATAATTTTAACATTTTTTCACTTGCTTCAATATCTGCATCATGATTTGCTTTTGTTACAAGATGTGCTATAATACGAACTATTTCATTTGCAGAAGAGTCGGCAGAGCCTAAATATTGCTCTAAAAAACTAACATCGTCATCTAAGAATTGTTCAGTAGAGTTTATTTTATCTATATAATCCAGTAATGCTACTGAGTTAGTTTTATCTGCTACTTTCTCTAATTCTGAAATAACAAGTCGCTTCAATAGAATGTTCAACGTAGATATACCAGTAGTTGTTACTGATACCAATCTTTGTACATCTTGGTGTATTTCTTGTAAATCATCATTTGTTATAGGTTCAGAATCTTTTACTTTGTCCTTGAAGTCTTGAATTATATCTTTACGATTTGACACGTTTTTTAATAATTCATCTAATGTTTTAGCTACCTCATTGTACATTCCAATGTTACTGTGCATCTAAAACATATATTCCTTAGAGTCTATCGTTTTGCCACTCTCGTTAATTTCATCAAATTTATCAAGCTGGTCTAATATATCTGGTATAACCTACTGTAATATAGAAGTTATTGCATGATATTTACTAACTGTGGAGCTATTTAGCATCTCTATCTAGCTACGAGTAGCATTTAATTCCTTTATCTTTTCGCTTTGTTCAAGTGATGATGTACGAATGGCATTAACTCTAATACCAAGCATGTTAGATATTGACTCAAATGATACTGTACGAACATCTTTTAGATTACGTTTTTCAGAAAATGACTTTAAATTATTACGTTCTATATTCTTTTGTGTACGTATATATTTTAGCTATTCATATACAGCTTGTGTTAATACTGTATTATAATCCAAATGATTTAGAGTAGGCAATAGGCCGTTCTTAGAAATAATAGATTTAGAATCATTTTTTTCTGGCTAAGAGTCTAAAAAGTGTAAAAATTTTTTCTGCGCTGCCTTTATTTTTTCTTCTGTTGTGTTGAACACATTTTTATTTACTAAGAATTTAGTAAGAGAGTTTACGAAATGTTTAATTGTTGATAATAAAGAATTATCTTTATTTAACAAACCAAGTATTTCTGTTCTAATAGAATCATCTGTGATGAACATTGCTGCAAATTCTTTTTCATTAGATAGCGCATAAGCAACGTCATCAGAATCAAGCTGTCTGTATTTGTTAAATAGTTTTTTAGCTTTATTTGTCAACTTGTTTATAGATTTAGCAAATACAAGTTCCTCTTTTGTTTTAGGATTATTTAGAGCATTTACAGTTAAAGCATGTATAATCTCATGAAGTATAACCGTTGTGACGTATCCGTGAGATAAACCTTTTAGCTATTTTTCATCAAGAATAATTATACTACTGTATTCTGTTGTAACTGTTTCTGCTAATTTTCCAAACGGTAAGTTACCAAATTTAACTGGTATATCGTGTTTAATAAGCATCTCTATTAACTCACGTTGAGACTATGATATAGCATTGTTGGATAATATATCATTTAATACATCAGAAGAACTTACAGCAGAACCACTAGATAATGCATTAAAATTATTACCAATAAGGCTTGAACTTTCACCAACAGGTGTGAATTGATTTATCGGCATGGGCTCTTCTTCGAATACAGTATTCAATATATCATTGTCGTTTTCATCTCTTGACACACTTACAGATTTGATATTTTTATCACTATATGGCTATTCGATAAATCCTATCTTATTTTGTAAATCAAATATTGTATCTACAATAGGTTTAATTTGTTCATAAGAACTTTTGGGTTCAAAACCAAGTAAAGTCAGTATATAATTCCAAATATGTTCAAACGCTGATTTAAATTTGTCAGATTCAATTGACGGTATTGTGCGCAACAATTCTGCAAATTCTGGATTAGATACAAATTCAGCAATAAATTCATACGCATTTGTAAATCCATATATACTTTTAGATGACTTTTGTTCTTCTTTGTCATTAGACATAGATTCTTCAAGTAGCGATATATATTTATCAATGGATTTTTCCATATTTTCATCTGCGTGTAAAGCACGAGATGTTGCAGCATGTACAAGTTCATGTAAAAGTACCTATAATCCATTTTTAATATTTATACCATCTCTAATGAAGACAACACCAGTATTATCGCCAGGATAATAAAACCCAAACAAATTAGTATTTTCTGCAAAATCAAACTTAGTTTTATATACACTAATATCACCATTATTCTGAAAATACTTGTATATTTTGTTTATATATTCTTTTGTAGTATTATCTTCTGTCAAAGCCTACAATTGTTTTAACAACGCCATAGCAGAATACGGTTTACCACTCTTTGTAATAAGACTATCTAAATCCTAATTGGCTATTGTTTTAGCAGCATCTTTGTGTATAGATTTAAGAGTAAGTTTCTTGTCACCTTTATTTAATTCAGTACTACTTTCAGATGTTTCTTTTTCACGTATTAATATATCAGACCAAGGTTCTCCTTCGCTTGTGAAGAAACCTTTTGTATCATCAAATTTACCATCACCACTAAACCACTTTTTAAAACTATTCTTATAAATATTTGTTTTTAGACGTATTGCGTCAACAACATTACCTTGTGTTAATTCAAGTAAATTTTTAAATAATACAGACTCAGCCCCATTCGGGGCTTTGTCTATACTATTACCATTATTAGCCGACCATATATGATAGGCTGCTTTTTCGCTTGTAGCGTTTTTTAATTCTTCAAATTCCCTCGCTACTTCGGGATTACTAAAATTAGGACATGCTATCATAATATAATCGTTTATTATTCTCCTTTACA